ATTAATGCCCTTGTTTACTTGGTACATATACACCCCTTATATTAAATCTGTCACAAACCGCTTTTAGATAATTTGTATTATCTTCGTAAAATGTAAATTCAGCATCTTTAAATGTAACTAAATTAAAGAACTTAGCCAAACCATTAATTTTTAATAAACTACCAGAGATATTAGAATTCTCAGGTCTTGAAATAATATAATCAGGGTCGCCCAATATCGAGTTAATAAATGTATAATCAGGGGTATTAAGAACACGGGCAGTAGCAATAATGACATAACACGATTCATCTTTTAAATCCATTTTATATTGTTCGGCTAATGGCAAAAGAGAATCATTTAATGCTAAATCCTGATTTTCTCTCCAGTAATTTAAATCTATTCTTTCGCCTGACTCATCTACGATTGTGCGATACCTATGCAAACTGCAAACAATAGTTCCATCCATATCATAAATTGAAACCTTTTTAATTTTAGCCATTTTGTAATCCTTTTCTGTATTCTGTGATTATACACAAAAAACCGATAAAAAACTATGTGTGCAAAAATACAACATAGGTGTAAACACCTATTGACAGCCAAAACAGACTATGCTAAAATTTGGCGCCTGTTGCTTTTACGCAACAGTCGCTTGAAGCGACTAGTTAATAGCGAAGTGAGTGCTTACTTCGCAGCGGGCGCAAAAATGAATACCTAGGTTTTCAAAAAATACTGAAAACCTGGGTATTCAAAAACAAGGGGCATAAGCCCCTTGTTTACAAGGTTTTTTCAGCCTTGATAAAGTCAGCAATTTTCATCAAAGCCATTTTATTGGCTTTAGTGAGTGATTCTGTATCAGATTCAGCCAAACCCAACGCATCACCAATAAAATCAGCGTGAACATCTTTTTTAATTGGTGTTTCACCTGATTTCGTTTTGTATGCTTTAGCAACATAAACCTTTTCACGGCTCAATTTTGCAACAACAGAACGAACAGTTTTGCCAAGTGAATCTGCAATAGATTCAACAGTCATACCGCCTTGGTATTGGGCAATCATTTTCTCAGTCTGATCCTGAGTGTAGTTCACGGCTTTGGTAGTCATGTTCTTTTCTCCTTTAAAAACAAATTATAACATCATGGCTTCATTAACGCAAGCCATACCCACAATGGCAAAAAGGTTATTGCAACGAATAAAATAGCACATAAAATATCTTGAATTAATTTGTTTGCAAATTTAGTCATTTTCATTTTCACCTTTTCACCATGTGTTTATTATAGCAGAAAAAACCTAAAAAGTTCAAGTGTGTAAAAATACAACATAGGTGTAAACACCTATTGACTACACTTTTGTACTCTGCTAAAATTTGGCGCGCCGCGCGTAGTACTTTGGTTTTCTAAAAAAATCCTGCAAACAAAAGTATTCATAAAAAACCTTTTTTGAATACTAGCGGTCGCTTTAAGCGACCAGTTGCAAAAGCACCCTCACGAAAAGAATTCGAACTTGCACACTGGCGCACGGATTCCGTGCGCCCAAATTGCCGAAGTGAGTGCTCACTTCGTTGAGTAACCCTGCTGGCATCAGGGTCTTTTCCTGATTAAGGGTTTACCCTTAATCAATATCAATTCGCATTATCTTATTATCTTTGATAATAAAATACATATTAATATTATTCATTATAACCCATATACAGTTATTACCCTGTTTTAAAACCCAAGTATATGCAGAGTATTTTCTAGCCATATAATCATTTACTATTTGATAATCCATTTTATTCTCCAGAATAATATTGTGATAATGCTGAACGATATTCTGTCATATTATTAAAACGAATATCATGCTTAATGCAAAACAGTTTAAATCTATATACTTGGGCAGTAGTATAATGCGAGGGTATTGTATTATGTTTCATTATATAATCCTATTATATAATAAGGGGTTTCCCCCTTATTATATTATATTATCCATTCATTCCGATTTTGTTGCATAATGCCCGAAACTGAGATAATGGCATATCTGAACGCATCCGATTAATACCATCACAAGCCAAGATAATATTACCTACATTATAACCTTGAGCATTATCTATTCTATCCATAGTGCATAATGTAAAGCAGGGAATACCATCTATTAATCCACGTTCAATAGTCATTATTTCACCAGTATGAAAACATAATGCGTTTTGACCATAATATAATCCGCAAAGATAATCAATAGTTACATTATCATCTGAAACCCGATTATTCATTTTATCCCTTGAACGTGCCATTTTCAGGGATTTTGCAAAGAAGTGCTGAAGGGGTGAACGTGTGCTTTTAGCCATTTTGAAAACCTTTGTATTCAATTATGAGGGCTTGCCATCTGCTTCCCTCTGACTGTATTTTACACGTATTTTTTACGAGGTCAACCCCTTTATGCAAAATTTGCATAACTATTTTTCGTACTATAATTTAAATTGAATACTCGGGTATTCAAAACATACTACTAGGGGTATGGGGGGGTTATCAGACACATATACCCCTAGGGGTATAGGGGCCCCCTGACACGGCCTATTTAAGGAAAATTTGCAAACACCCTAAGGTGCCAAAATCCACACTTGCTAAAACATCCCTAAACTGGTATAATCACATAAAAAGGACAATTCTATGACAACTCACCTACCTGCTGAAACCGTACGTATCTCCCCGGAAGCACTGGAAGTAGCAAATGCCTACCTCCAACTTAACGACGCCCGTGCCGTAGCTCAAGAACTTGATCTAGACCCTGAAGTGGTAACTAACTTATTAGCTAAACGTGAAGTAAAAGCATACATTGATTCAGTATTCTTTGATAGTGGATACAACAACAGATTTTTGATGCGACGTGCTATGGATGCACTAATCAAGCAGAAGTTTTCAGAGTTGGAAGAATCACAAACTGGTAGCGCCAAAGATATTGCTGAACTACTTCAAATGTCGCACAAAATGTCAATGGACTTAATGGATCGTGAAATTCAGCTAGCCAAAGCGCAACAAGCTACTGGCCCACAAAAACAAGTCAACGTACAAATCAATGACGCACTAGATGGATCAAAGTATTCACAGCTAGTGCAGCGTTTAATTACTGGTGAAGGCGTATGAAATATTTACTAGGATTAATACTTTTTATATCAAGCGCGGCGTTAGCACAGCCCTTAATTATACAAAAGCCTGTAACTTGTACAGAAACTAAAATGTTACTACAAGGATTAACAAGTAGTGATTACAAAGAAACTCCTTTGTGGTTAGGTATAGAGCCTGGTGCTGAAGTACCAAAGTACAGCGTGTTTGTTAACCAACAAACCAAAACCTGGACAATAATCCAGTTTAATGATAAAATAGCTTGCGTACTAGGTACAGGTACAGATAGCACTCAAATATTTAACGGACCCAAAATATAAAATGTTAGACTGTTTAATTTTAGGCGACTCAATTGCCGTAGGTACTCATCGACAAAGACCAGAGTGCGTAGCCTATGCTAAAGGCGGCTGGAATACCTGGCAATGGAATCGCGACTATTTAAAAAATAACTTGTCAGCTAAAACTGTAATTATCAGTTTAGGCAGTAATGACCATAGCGGAGTTAAAACTAAAGCTGAGCTGCAACGAATACGTGAAAAAGTTGGCGTTGCAAAAGTGTTTTGGATTTTACCAGCCATCAAACCACATATCCAATCCCACGTCCACGAAATTGCTCAACAGTATAACGATACTGTACTACCATTTACCCCAAGCAGCGACAAAGTACATCCAACCACACAAGGCTATCGCGAGTTAGCAAAGGCCACAAAATAATGTTAGTAGTCTCACGACCAGATATCAATGTCGACGTTATCCAAGAGTTTGATCCTCAACAGAGGTTTATTAAGCTACCCATAACAAATTACCTAAAGCTGCTAGATGTATACGATACAATCAACCGCCCACAGGTTGCTTTAATCAACGCAGTCAACGATCCCAAATACAGGTTTATCTGTGCTGCACTCGCACGCAGGCTTGGCAAAACTTATATTGCCAATATCATCGGTCAATTGGTTACCTTAGTCCCTGGGTCTAATGTCTTAATCATTTCGCCTAACTATAACTTATCTTCGATCTCATTTGAACTCCAACGCAAACTCATCAAACACTTCGACCTCGAAGTCGCACGTGACAACCTCAAAGACAAAATTATCGAACTCAGCAACGGTTCTACCATTCGTATGGGTTCTCTTAGTACCGTTGATAGTACTGTTGGTCGATCATATGACCTAATCATATTTGACGAGGCTGCACTAGGCGAAGGCGGTGAAGCCGCCTTTAATGTGGCACTACGTCCTACACTGGACAAGCCACAAGCAAAAGCTATTTTTATCTCCACACCTCGTGGTCGAAACAATTGGTTTTCACAATTTTGGCAGCGTGGTTTTGATCCCGGTTTCCCCGAGTGGATTAGCCTGCAAGCTGATTACACAGAAAATACTCGCATGGCTGAGTCGGACGTTGCCGAAGCGCGACGATCAATGTCAAAGTCAGAGTTCGAACAAGAATATTTAGCCTCATTTTCCGTATTTGAGGGTCAGATTTATACACTACAGGATACAGATGTTATTGACATTCCAGAAGATATTAAAGGCGAAGCGTTTGCTGGATGCGACCCTGGTTACCGAGACGCTACTGCTTATTGCGCTATCGTTTACGATTGGAACCGCGATTGCTTTTATATTGTCGATGAATACTTAAAGTCGGAAAAGACTACAGCCGAACACGCAGCAGAATTTACAGCAATTAATGAAAAGCACGGAGTTGAAGTTACGTTTATCGACTCGGCAGCCGCACAATTTGCTGGTGACCTTGCCTACTTATATAACATTTCAACTACCAAAGCCAAAAAAGATGTCTTACCAGGCATTGCGTATGTTCAGACCTTGCTACAGCAGGGTCGATTAAAGGTTGCCCCACATTGCACTAACGTGCGAGCCATGTTTGACCAGTATCGCTGGGACCAACGTGAGGGGCTACAACGTGAACGACCAATGCATGATGATTATAGTCACATGGCCGATGCAGTTCGATATGCGCTGTACACCTATACTGTTTAATGCCACAAAAAATTTGTGCATTGACTTTTTGTTGCTGTTCTGCTATAATACTAGGTAATTGTGGAGTACTTTGAAATAATGGCAAAAAACACAAATAAGCGAATCCCTGTAAAGTGGGTTCGTGATAGGGCCAAAGCGGCCTACGAGAAGAAAACGGAGTGTTGCGTTTGTGGCTCTGCCACAGACTTAGAACTCCATCACCTACATTCAGTTACTATACTCCTAGACAAATGGTCTGAAGCCAAGGGTTACGATATTTCAACAGATGCCGGTATTTTAGCTGTGCGAGATGAGTTTATTGATGAGCACCAAGTAGAGTTATATGACCAAGTTTACACCCTTTGTAATCGTCATCATGTAGCGTTACACAGTGTTTACGGTAAAGCTCCCCGCCCTGGCAGTGAACCCAAACAGGCTCACTGGATAGAGACGCAGCGTGCAAAACATACTGGTGGTGTGGTGGAAGCAGTTGTACCCAAAAAGAGCTTTGGTAGTTTTTTCAGTGAGTTCACTTAAGGGAAAACTATGTCAAGATTTACAGACTGGATTGTTGAAAAATTCAATCCAGCTCAAACTCGTATTGCTCAAGAAGCAGGTACGCAAATTGGTACAGAAAGCAAGATAACATATCGTCAAGCTTTTCAAAAACTAGAAGCAGTTAATCGTTCAGTGAGTATGCTTGTTAATGCAGCTGGCTCACTTGACTACGACGTAAAAGATAAGATTCATGAAGGCGTTGTTGCTGGAATTCGTCAAAAGTCACTAAACACACTTTTGAACTTCAGACCTAACCCCTATCAAAGCACTCAAGAATTTCGCCAAGCAATCTTCACAGATTTGATCTTGGAAGGCAATGTGTTTATACACTTTGATGGTGTATTTATGTACCACTTGCCTGCAACATCAGTTGAGATTTTGCCTGATACAAAAACATTTATACGCGGGTATCGTTATAACGGTATGGTTGATTTTAAAGAACCAGAAGTGTTTCACTTCCGTGATCTTAATAGTCAAAGTATATATCGCGGCGCTTCACGCTTAGAAGCAGCACAACGAAGCATTGCTACTTTATATGCAATGAAAGAGTTTCAAGAGAACTTCTTTGAAAATGGTGCTGTATTTGGTTTAGTTTTAACTAGCGAAAATACGCTTTCACAGATCGCAAAAGAAAAAACAATTCAATACTGGTTACAGAAATATTCAACTAAACAAGGCGGCAAGCGTCCAGTTATTCTGGATTCAGGATTGAAGCCTGCACAAGTATCAAATCAAAACTTCAAAGATATGGATTTTGATCAATCAATTAAAACACACAACGAACTAATTATGCAATGTATTGGCATCCCACCTATTTTATTAGCTGGTGGAAATAATGCTAACATTTCGCCTAATCTACGATTATTTTATTTAGAAACAGTTATGCCGGTTGTTCGTAAATTTACATCAAGTTTAGAACGATACTATGGATACGATATTGAAGCAGTTACTAGTTCAGTATCGGCAATGCAACCAGAATTAAAAGATATTGCTGCTTACCATTCGACTTTAGTCAATGCAGGCATCATTACAGCTAATGAAGCAAGAAAAGAATTACGTTATGAGCCAAAAGATGGCAATGACGAAATAAGAATACCCGCCAATATTGCGGGTTCGGCTGCTGATCCGTCGAAAGGTGGTAGGCCCACAGATAATCAGCAATAAAGGGGTAATATGGTAGATAAAAGTAAAATACTGTTTTTAAACAGTTCATTTATCAAGAGCGATACCACCGACGAAAAGACAACTAGTATAACAATCGAAGGGTACGCAAGTACTGATGACATTGATAGACAAGGCGACATTGTCCCAGCAAGTGTATGGAAAAAGGGTATACAAAATTATTTGAAGAATCCAGTAATTTTGGCATATCACAACCATAGCGAGCCAGTTGGTAGGATGGTAGATCACAGAGTTGACAGTAAAGGATTGTGGGTTAAAGCCCGTATTTCTTCAGCAGCTGACGAAGTTTTCAATCTTGTAAAAGATGGCATCTTAACGGCATTTAGTATCGGCTTCCGAATCGTAGATGCGGAATATGATGCAGCCAAAGAGTTGTTTGTGGTAAAAGAGCTAGAACTGCACGAAATTTCAGTAGTGTCAGTACCAGCTAATCAAAATACACTATTTAGTCTTTCTAAGGCGTTTGATACAGCCGAAGAATTTAAATCTTTCAAACAGCAGTTTGCACCCGAAAGCGATTCAGCTAAAGGGCTAGAATCCTCAACGGAAGCAATCAGCGAAATTAAAAAGGAATGGGAAATGGATCCTAAACAATTAGAACAAATGTTGGCTGATGCAGCTAACAAAGCGGCTGAGCTCACTGCTAAAGCCATCGCCGACTCACAGGCAAAAGCATTGGCCGAAAAAGCCGCTGCTGATAAAACAGAAGCCGAATTAGATGCACGCGTTAAAGCCGCTGTTGCTTCTATCTCTACTGGCGACACAGGTGCTGAGCGCTTGATGGCCGAAGTTGAGAAGCGTTTAGCTGCTGCTGAAGATTCAAGCAAATCAGTTATCGCTGGTTTAGAGGCTTCTTTGAAAGAAAAAGCTGCTGAAATCGAAGCAATCACAAAATCAAAAATGTCTTTCCAAGACAGCAAAGACGTTTTGGCTTACGCTGACAAAGAAAAAGCAATTATGTTGGCTAAAATGGCTGGTAAGTCATTGGACGGCACAAAATTTGGTCGTGAATTAGTACAAAAATACGGTGCTCACCAGCCTTCAGGCACAACCGGCACTTGGGAACTTGAAGTTTCATTAAACATGGAAAATGAAGTTCGTCGTCGTTTAGTTGTTGCTCCTATTTTCCGCAACATCGCTATGCAAACCAATGTCATGACCATGCCAGTGAATCCAGAAGCAGGAACTGCTACTTGGGTTACTAACGCTGAGTTTGGTAACGTTGCTGCTGCTCCTGGTACATCAACTATTGGCGCTTCTGCTGGTGCTACACAAACCCACGCTTTCAAAGAAATCACTTTGAATGCTTATAAACTTGCCACAAACGAGTATACAGCATACGAAGAAGAAGAAGATTCTTTGATCGCTTTGATGCCAATGATTCGTGACGGTATGATTCGTCGTGTTGCTCGCGCCGTTGACAAGGCTTTCTTGTTAGGTGCTGGTTCTGGTTCCGACCCTGTCAAAGGTTTGGCAAACTGGGCTACTAACACCACTGCTACTGGTAACACTATTGCCGCCGGCATGAACGTTGCTAAGCTTCGCACATTGCGTCAAGGTTTAGGTGCATGGGGTCTGGATCCATCAGAAGTAATTTATATCATTAATACTGATACTTATTACCAATTGCTGGAAGACACAACCTTCCAAACAATGAACCAAGTTGGTACACAAGCTACACTGTTAACCGGTCAAATCGGTCAAATCGGTGGAAGCCCTGTGTTGGTCTCTGCAGAGTTCGCTTCCCCAGGTACTGGTGTTGCAGGCGCTATTGCATTGCACCCAGGCAACTTTATCGTTGGTAATCAGCGCGGTCTCCGCATTGATACCCAAGAGTTGGTTGAAACACAACGTCGCGTTATGGTGGCTAGCCTCCGTACTGGCATGACACGTGTTACTACTAATTTAGGTAACGCTGTTGCAGCACACAAGTACACAGCAACCTGATCTGCTAGTGTAATTGTTAACAAGACCCTTCGGGGTCTTGTTTTATAAAGGTATATTGTGCCTTTATAAAACAAGTGAGGTATTTATGGCAATAGATTTAATAACAAAATCTGAGTACAAATCTTACATGGGGATTACTAGTACAAATTCAGACGCAGAAATAGATTTCTTAATACCTAAAGTCAGTGACTTGGTAAAATCATACTGCCGTCGCACTTTTGTAGATTACTACAGCGATATAAAGGTTGAAGTTTTTGATGGTGGATTTAAAGAGATCTTATTAAAAGAAACTCCCGTTGTAAGTGTATCTTCAGTAGCATATAGTTCAGATTATGGTAAAACTTATACAAGTTTAGTAAAATTTACTGATTGGGTAACTAAGGGTGACGCAGTAATTTCTATTAATCCAAATGGATTTCCGGAAACACTTAATGGATATCGTGTAAGTTATTTTGGCGGATTTGATCCAATTCCAGGCGACTTAAAATTAGCAGTATTAGACTTACTCGAGTATTATTCACGCAATAATGGTGCTGTACATAGTACTCGTGATTTAAACCCTAACACTACGCAAATTAATTACGTTGCATCAACTAATTTACCTGCATCAATTAAACGTGTTTTAGACCAATATGTAGCGGACTTTACATGAGTATATCAGAGTTTAGCTCAGTAATGAGAGCAAGAGCTTCTTTAGATAATAATCCTAGTACTTTCTTAACTATAGACTCGTGGACAGATGCCCTAGAAAGTAGTTTAAAATTACCTAATGCTCCTAGTATCGATAAACAAGTATTAGGTAGAGCAGCATCTTTAATGATACAAGATGGTAAAAGTTTAGATGGAAGACCTATTTCACAGTTTAGAAACTTAGGGCAGGCGTTAAGTAATAATGTGTCCGTAGTTACTGAAGAAGGATTACGTAGACATTGGAAATTTTATGGCTTAAAAATGCCAACAGTTACGGAAACTGGTATTGCTAAAGGCAAAGATAAGTACACTAATAAACCCTTACTAAAAGCATATATAGTTTGGTATAATCAAAATTATAAAGAAAATCCTTTACAGTTATTTTCTAATACCGGCGATACTGGTAACATAGAAGAAGCTACAGGAATTAGCTATTCGGATACATACTCTAATACAGCTACCGTTATGGTAGAGTTTTTAAAAGCTTGCGGGCTTAGTCAGAAAGATGCTTCAGAGTACGGCCAAAATTTTGAAGTAGGTCATATAGAATCTCAAGCATTTATAAGATTAAAAACTACGAAACAAGCAGGCGAATTTTACAATAATACGTTTATTGACAAAATAATTAAACTACACGAGTATTTAGATATAGCATCTAGTAGCTTATTGCCAGAGTATGAGGCTTTAACTGCTTCTGTATTAAAAGGTACACAAAATAGAAACAATCTTTTTGTAAGTGTAGAAATGCAGCTAAAAGATTCTAAAACTAAAAGAGATTCTAAAGTTGGTATACTAGCTTCTAATACTAATCAAGGTTCTGGAAGACTATCAAGAGCTTTAAACTTTGTAGCTCTTTTGCGTGATATAGGTAGTACCGAAGGTATATATTCCGAAGACAAAACAGCCCTTAGAAAAATTGGTCAAGACAGTGAAATAATTGCTGTTAAACTTAATGAGATTTATAGAAACTATAAAGCTAATTTATCAGAAGTTACTAAAGCTTTAAACAGTAGCTTTCCTAACAATAAAAAAGAAATAGCAAATTTTTTGCTAGACTTAAAAAGTTCTAAAACATTAAGAAAACATATAAAAGATACACAGCTAGCGGCTTTACGTAAAACAAAAGTTGAACCTTTTGGTGCAAAAGTTAAACCTGTACCCGTAAAATCTTTTAGTTCCACTGTTACTAAAGGTAATACGTTAGAAAAAGAAATTAAAGAAGCTGCTAAAAGAGTAAAAAGTAACTTATCTAAACTTAAGCAAGTAAAGAAAAAATCTAGTGATACTGTCGGTCCGGCTTTAAATTTAAAAGTTAGTGCTGAACAAAGCACAGTTAATTTACCTAAACTGTTAGTCTTAATAAATTCACAACTGCATAATGCTATTCGTGATAATATGGGTGAAGGTACTCGAGAAGATATACTTAACTATAGAACCGGCAGACTAGCTGAATCAGCTGCTGTAGAGCGTCTATCAATGAGTAAGCAGGGAATGATAACTGCATTTTACAATTATATGAAATACCCTTATGCAACTTTTAGCGTTGGTGGTGTACAGCAATATCCAAAAACCAGAGACCCTAAGTTATTAATCTCTAATTCAATTAGACAAATTGCGCAACAAGCAGTAGGTAATAGATTAAGGGCATTTGCACTATGACAAGAAGAATAAGCATTGTAACAGCTTTAGCTGAAAAATTTAAAATAATAGACGGAACTGGTAAGTTTAAAAGTGACTTGTCTGACAATAGCTACCCTAAATTAAAATTCTGGGATGAAGTTCAAGACTTTCCTTGTGTGTATCTTACAGCTGGTTCCGAACTAAGAGAATATCTACCAGGAGATTTTACCTGGGGACACCTAAACGTTAGTGTAAAAGTTTATGTTCGTAGCGAAAGCGAAGCGCAACAATTACTTGAAGACTTACTAGACGATTTAGAAAATGTAATAGATGCTAACCGAGTATTAGTATATGACATTACTAATAATCTGTCAACTACTGAAATATTAATTCAGTCAATAACAACCGATGAAGGATTATTAAATCCTTATGGTGTCGGTGAAATAAATTTACAGGTGCGTTATGCACTCTAATTACCTAATAGTACCAATACAGATAAATGTCTAGTAAGTGTACTCCTGGGTTACTAACTACAAGGAATAGCTATGGCAGCAGTTAATTTAATTCGTAATAGTAGAGTCTTCTTTACTACTAACATTGACAGTTTCGGTCGTGTAAAAATTGGTGACTTCAAAAATGCTGGAAGTCCCATGACCGCAACTAATACTTTCGAAATTCAAGTGCTGGAAGGCATGAGCTTTTCACAAAATACTACTGTAGATACAGTTACACTAAACGAGGCAGGAGCTGCTCCTGTTCGTGGTCAGCGCAGTTTTAACACTGCCCTAGAGCCAGTAGACTTTACTTTCTCTACATATATTCGCCCACATAACACAGGTAGTTCAATTACTGCCGAAGAGCAGTATTTATGGAATGCTTTTGGTGGTGCAGCTAACTTTGGTGCCGCTGGTGCCGCTTGGACTTCTACAGCATCTACTGGTACTGTTGGATTTACTAATTCTAATAAACATCAATTATTGCCTTTTGGTTTAATTATCCTATTTGATAATGCTGGTTACGTTATTGATAACTGCGCCTTAGATTCTGCTACTATTGATTTTGGTATTGACGCTATTGCTGCAGTTGCATGGGCCGGTAAAGGTTCCGCAATTCGCGTAGTAGATAAGGCTGCAGCAGATACAGCAAGTCCTGTTGCGCTTACAAACGTAGGTACTTCAACCAGTAGCTTTGCAGGCACTAATACTGCGCTTGCCAAGAATACCGCAGCTCGTTATATTACTAACAAGTTGAGCACTTTAATTGTTAATGACGGTATCAATGATTTTGTTGCCACTGCTGGCGGAGCCGTAACGGCCGTTACAGTTGGTACCGCTGGTTCTGGTTATACCTCTGTACCTACAGTAGCTTTTGCTGCAGCACCTTCTAATGGTGTAACAGCTACAGGTACCGCAGTATTGTCTGGTGGCGGTGTAACAGCAGCAGCAGTATCTGCTCCTGGAACTGGCTACACAGCTGCAACAGTAACATTCTCTGCCCCTCAGGTTGCTAATGGTGTAACTGCACTAGGTACCGCAACAGTTTCTGGTGGCGGTGTAACAGCTATTGTAATTACAACAGCTGGTACTGGGTACACTTCTGCTCCAACAGCCACTATTGCTGGTGATGGTGCTGGCGCCACTGCAGGTGCAGTTACTATAGGTACTTCTACTATTACTGGTGTTACAATTACTAACGCAGGTTCTGGATATTTGACTGCACCAGCAATTACCTTTACTGGTGGTGGCGGTTCAGCTGCTGCTGCAACTCCTACAATTGCAGCTAATGTTGGTACTGTGTATACTATTGCTTTAACTGGTGGAAACATCACTTTTGCTAATAACTTAACGTATTTGACACCTGCTAACTTAGGTACAGTTAACTTACCTATTACGTACTTCACAGGTACGCGCGCTATAAGCGGCACTATCAATGCATACCTAAAAACAGGTAGTCTTGAAAGTGGTGGACTATTATCTGATTTGCTGGCCCAATCAGCTACAACAGTCGACCCTAAGTTTACAATTAATGTACAACTTGGCGGACCTAGTACAAATGCTACTGGTGTTGAAATCAAGCTACCTGCAGCTATGTTGCAGATTCCTACAATTAACACAGAGCAAGTTATTTCTACAACAATTAACTTTACAGCTCAAGGTTTTGCAGGTACTGGTTACGATATTACAGAGTCTAACGAAGCAACTATCGTTTACCGCGCAGCAGTTTAATTAACGGCTGCACTTTTATAGAGACTGGGTTGATCTCCAGTCTCTCTTTTTAATCTTATTATAAAATGACTATTAATACTCTCTCTTTAAAAACACTGTTAGTTCCCTCCAAATCAGTACAGGTAGAATACCCTGGTATGCCTGGTTTTATGATTGATTTGGCATTTTTATCGCGCGAAACACTTTTGTCGATTCGCAAAAAGTCTACAAAGACTAGCTTTAAGAATCGTCAAGCTTCGGAAGAATTTAACGAAGACTTGTTCTTACAACTTTATGTTGAAAATGCAGTTAAAGGATGGTCTGGCTTTAAGCTGAAGTATCTTGAACAACTAGCACCAGTTGACTTAAGTGGTAAAGACATGGAAGCCGAACTAGGATATACTGCTGAAAATGCACTATACTTAATGAAGAACTCTAGCAATTTTGATGCATTTATTAGTGAACAGGTCACAGACTTGGGAAACTTTTCGACGACCAACTCCAGCAAGTAAACGCTCAGTTGGTTAACTACATTCAAAATATGGGCGTGTCAATGACAAAAGACCAGTATTTTGAAATGTGCGAAATGTTAGGCTCAGATCCAGTAGAGTCTGAGATACCGGTGGAATTTGAAGATTTTCCATTTGAAGTGCAACAAGCATTTAATGCTTATCGAATGTTACGAGATGAGTGGGATACTATGAATGGTAACTACTTAGGTAAGTCTTTGATAGGTGTAAAAGATGTTTTAGAAGCAACAGAGATTGAACCTTCTGAACAGAAGTTTATAATTATGCTAATACGCATAATTGACAACGTAAGATCAGACGAAATCAATAATAAGAAAAAGACACAAGAGCCTGCTAATTAAAATTAGCGGGCTTTTTTGCGTTAAAAATTTTTTGGTTTGACAACTGCGTGGTCACATGGTATAATGATCTCTAGTTAAGTTATCAAAAAATTTTGGTAATATCCGAACAGGAGTAAGCATGGCTGAAAATACGACAGTTTTACACATTAAATTAGAAGATGTTGGTCAATCCATTGAAAATACTGACAAGAGTCTCAAAAAGGTTCGAGGAACCTATGACTCACTTGAAAAACAGATGAGCAAAGGCGGCAGTGGAGGTAAAGGCAAAGGCGGTTGGAAAAACGCTATGATGGGTGGCAATGAATACGATATTGCCAGGGGTAGTGCCGGGTCTACTGGCGCATCAGGTCGTGACTTTGCAAATCAAGCTCGCGGACTTGACGGCCTAGTACGTTTATATGCTACTTACGCAGCTAATTTGTTTGCAGCAGGTGCGGCTTTCCGCGCGTTAAGTGATGCTGCAGATACTAGTAATATGATTCAAGGTATGAATCAATTAGGTGCCGTTACTGGACTAGCTTTAGGCAGTATTGCTAAAAATTTAATGACTGCTACCGACGGCGCAATTAGTATGCGCGAAGCAATGGAAGCAACTACAAAAGGTACTGCTGCTGGATTGTCCGGTAAACAAATGGAACAATTAGGTCAAGTAGCCAATAAAGCATCTAAGGCTTTAGGTGTTGCTATGCCTGACGCTATTAGTAGATTAACGCGTGGTATTAGTAAACTAGAGCCTGAATTGTTAGATGAACTGGGTTTATTTACAAAAATAGGTCCTGCTACTGAAAACTACGCTCGTAGTATAGGAAAAGCTGCGTCTCAATTAACTGATTTTGAAAGACGTCAAGCATTTGCTAACGCTGTATTAACAGAAGGTATAGACAAATTTAATTCTATTGATATACCTGCAAACCCTTATGATAAGTTGTTAGCAAGTTTAAAGAATTTAAGCTTTGTAGCACTAGACTTAACTAATAAAATTATTGTGCCCCTAGTAAGTGTGTTATCACAAAGTCCTGCAGGATTATTAGCAATATTAACCGCAATAGGTGCTTCAATAGTTAAAAGTGCTATACCTGCGTTAGGACATTACAGAGAAAATTTAAAAAGAACTGCTAATGAAAGCACCGAAGCATTTACAAGAATGTATACAAATCAACAAGATGCTTTTAGTACTATGGCAGCAGATCGAGCAGCTGTAGCAGAGCGCGATTTTAAAAAGCAAAAAGATACTCAGAGTAAGTTACAAGCGTTAGCTGCAACAGGCAAAACTTTTACTAAAGGTACAAAAGTAGACTATGCTGGAATAGCAAGTAAAGATCCTTTTGCATTAACAGATACTGAAATAAAATCACTAGAAAATCGCGCAAAAACTTTAGCAAAAACTAATAAAGAAGAAGCAGACAGACTTAAAGCACATCTTGCAAATTTAAAAGCTATTCGTGCACAATCAGCTGCAGTTGGCGATATGGCCAGTAAAACACTTATTGACAGTTCTGAAAAGTGGTGGAGTACTGCTTTTGCAAATGACGTGATTAATAAATCAAAATTACAGAACATAGCAAAAGATACTATTAGATCTAATGTTGCAGAAACCCAGTCATTATTAGGTATGCGTGCAGCTTGGCAAAAATTAAATGAAGACCTTGCGGCATCAAAAGAAGGATATTTAAAAGTAAAAACTGGAGTTGACGAACACGGCAAAGCCATAACGCAAAATGCCCCTAAATTAACTGCCTTTGATAGAGGCCTTGTTAGGGTTAGTGCTACTGCAGGTATGTTTGTACAAAAGCTAGGTACAACTATTTCGGCATTTGGAGCCTATGGTATGGCTATAGGTGCTGCAATTGCAGCTTTTGGTATACTTGACGCTATACTTACAAAAACAAGTAAAGAAACTACCGCCTTCAATGGAGCTATAGATGGTGTTACAGAATCAGTTGCAAGTGCGACTAGAACTATAGATTATTTAAGAAAACAACCCGCTATAGGTACAGCTTCAATAGCTGGATTTCTTGCATTAACAAATGCAAGTCAGGCAGTAACCGACAGTATTGAAACACAAATTAAAACTACGAAAGAATTGTTAAAAGTAACTAAAGATAGTGGCTGGGATGATTTTACTAATGTGCTTTCAGGAATATTTAACCAAGACATAGCTTCAAAAGGAGCAAAATCTTTAGCAACAACAGTACAATCTCAATTAAAAGTATTTCGTGAAGCAGGAATGGGAGAAGAAGCTGGAAAAGCTTTTAAAGATGCAATAGGCGTACAAAGTCTAGATCTTGAAACTGTAACAGATAGATTTAAAACTAGTACAGCTGCCCAAAACAGATATGCAGCTAGTGTTAAAATCCTACAAAATAAATTAGGTGAAACTAATGCTTCTTTGCAGACTTTTAAAAATAGTATTGATGCACTTACTAAGTCATATGACGAATTTATTCAGTCAACTGCTAATAGTAATCCATTATTTAAAGTAGGCGATAACTTACAAGTTTTATCTTCATCAATGCAAGATGTAGCAAATAAAGGTGTAGATGCAATAAATGCAGCTTTCAATCAATTTGCTAATAATCCTAAAGCTACAGCTCAATTTGGTTCTGAATTCGTCCAGCAGTTTGTTGATATAAGACAAGAATTTCAAACTACTCTTCAACAAGCGGCAAAGTATAAACAAGAGCTCTCTACAATAAATGAAGATATTGACAAACAAGAACAAATAAAAAGAGAGACTAAGTCTGTACCACGAAAAGCAATAGCTCAAAGTAGAATAGTAGAGCTTGAAGGTAAAAAGGAAGAAGTTAAAGCTTTACAAATCGGATTAGACACTAGATCTTTTGTTGTAGCCTCACAGCTATTTGCAACAGGTGCAGATCTTGCTTTTAAAAATGGTGCAAAATATATAGATATTGCGCTTGGTCAAGCTTCTCAAAAAGCTGCATTAACTATTGCGCAAGCTACGGTTAGTGCACTATCTGGAGCAGAAGCTGCAACACGTTCTGGACAGTTAAAAGATCAAGAAATAAAAGTTCAAATTGACGCAATAACTACTACTATGGCGTTAATTAGATCTAATACTGAATTAGAACTAACAATAGCAGAATCTAATGCTAGAATGGCTTTGCAAGAAGCTAAAGATTCTAATAAATCTCCAGAAATAATAAGAGAACTAGAAGCCAGGTTAGCAGGTACTACAAGTTTTAAAAATATAGTTGCTGGTACTACTGGTATGATTAAACCTGAAGATCTCTCAGCGTCTGGTAGACTAGATGCAAGAGATCCAGCTAATCCACAAACTAAATATGAAAAAGATCTTGCTGCTAAATTAAATAATATGCTGGGCCCACAGTTTGCCGCTTTAACATTAAAACAGGGCGAAAAGAAAGCAAACGTTTTAGATACTGCACAAAAAGTAAACTTAGGTGAACTTGCTAATCAAAAGCAAATAGCAGCTGTTAAAGATTCTATACTGCAACAAGATATAGCAAGACAAGATATTTTAATGAGCATTAATACACTTAATGGCTCAGAAAATCTTGCACAAAAACAAATGTTAGACATGCAGCTGTTAGAAAGTAAGTTTAATCAAGAAATACTTGGATACGAAACAGCAATAAAAAATGCAAAACTGGATAACTCGGCTCAAGGAGTTTTAGAAGTTGATAAGCAACAATTTTTATTGGACAAAGTTAAAGAAAGACAAGAAAAAGAAAAAGACAATAAAGGTGTCGAGAATAGAATTAGACTTAAAGCCCAAGAACTGCAGCAAGCTACAACTTTAAATAGTTTAAACGAAGCATTGCTTGATCAAGATATAGCTAGATTAGGTATAATTAGTAGTTTAGTTGGATTCTCTTCAGAGCAGAATGTAAAAGTAACAGCACTACTTGAAACTGAAAAGTTAAATAATAAATTCCTACTAGAGCGTCAAAAGATAATAAACGATATTGAGGCACTTAAATTAGCTTCACCAGCAGATACTAAAAGCATAGCTTTAGCAGAAGTAAATTTACAACTAGTCATAGCTAGGCAAGAAAAAGAAAAAGATAATAAGGGTTTGCAAGACCAATTAAAACTTATAGAAGCACGCTTTGATATAGAGCAAAAACTAGCTGCGTTTAAGAAAACTACAGCAGATGCTCAAAGCAGCCAGGCAGAAGACGAATTAAATTATAGAAAAGAATTAGGTTTAGTAACTAGTTTTGACGCTGTCAAAGAAAAAGCAAACTTAGACAGGGGACGAGTATCTAGAGAAAGTGCTGAAGAACAATCAAAAATAGATAAAGAAATAGCTAAGAAAAGCCTAATAGAACAAAAAATTCTGGCTATTGAAGCCAGCGGTGACTCTGCTTTAGCAGGGGATTACGAAGCAGTAGAAAACATGACTAGGGCTATTAATGGTCAAAGTGAAGCTTTAAGAGCCACTAACTTACAAAAGATGAATGCTATTGATCTAAACGAAAAACTTGGTAGTAAAATGACTGGTTTCTCTAAGATTGTAGAAAATAGTTTTCAAAGTATGGGAGATGCTTTAGCTGAATTTGCCAGAACAGGTAAGCTGGATTTTAAAAGTCTAGTAGACCAAATGCTAGTAGATTTAATTAGATTTGAAATGCGTGCACAAATGTCCGCACTATTTGCTGGTGCAGGTGGACTAAGTGGTATGCTTGGTATGCTTACTGGTGTAGGTGTTCCAGGTAGCAATAGTTTTGTAGGACCTTTACCAGAAAGTATGATTGGGCCTCTAACTCTTTCGGCCAAAGGCGGAGTATACGATGCTGGACTAAAAATGTATGCCAAAGGCGGAATGTTTACAAATTCAGTTGTCGATCAACCTACACTATTTAAATTTGCAAAAGGTACTGGATTAATGGGCGAAGCAGGTCCCGAAGCTATCATGCCCCTAAAGCGTGACAACAACGGTAATCTTGGAGTTCGTGGTGGGGGTGGTGGCGGCAATGTAGACGTAGTTGTTAACAACTATGGCAGCGAAAAAGCAACTACTAAAGAGACTATGGATTCACGTGGAAATCGTCGTATTGAAGTAATGGTTGGAGATATGGTAGCAGGCGAACTAAATCGCGTAGGCTCAAATACTCAACAAGCAATGACAGCCAACTATGGTACAACACCATTACTGGCAAGGAGATAATATATGCCAATAGCATGGCCAGCATCGCTTCCGCAAGTGCCTCAAAAAGGCTTTACTGAATCGGTTGGAATTACTGTTATACGTTCAGCTACAGATGCTGGCCCTGCGAAGCAAAGACGCAGGGCCTCGCGTCCTAATGTATTGAATGTAAACTTTTTAATGACTACCGCACAAACACAAACATTAGAAGCTTTTATTAAAAATTTACCTACCGCTACTCTGCCGTTAATTCCTGGTATTGCTGGTGTTAATCGTTTTACTTTTCCACATCCACGAATACTTGGTACAATTATAGATGTGCGTATTATACCAGGTAGTGATGGCGAATTCTTTAACTTACAATATATGGCACCAGGATACTGGTCTACCAGTCTTAAATTAGAAGTGATGCCATGAGCAGACTAAATAGTTTATCACAATCAGCCGTTAGGGCAATGTTTGCTTCAGAAACACCTGAAGCAGTAATTTTACTTGTTACTATTACTAATCCTGCGGATGCTGCAAATCCTGTTCGTTTAGCAGACGGCTACACTAATAGACTTACTTCTTTAACAACAGATGCAGAAATCGTATATGGTGTAACTAGTAATTCAAAAGATTATATTTTCTTACCTATGCAAATAGCTTTGCCAGGGGAAGAAGAAGCAGGAGCAGGGCAGTGTAGTTTAGTATTAAACTTTGTTACTCGTGAAGCTATTGATCTTATCCGTACTCATTTAACAAGCCCCGTTAGTGTACAAATAGATCTAGTACTAGCTAGTAGCCCTAATACTGTTGAAGCTACTTTTACAGGTTTCAAAATAACGAATGTTACTTATAACGCGGATCAAATTACATTTGACTTAAATATGGTTAGCCTTAGTCGTGAACCATTTCCTTGTTTTACGTTTACTCCAGCTAACTTTCCAGGACTATTTTAATGAATTATAATAAGTATATTGGATTACCTTATGCCACAAATGGCAGAGATGAGAGTGGTATTGACTGCTGGGGATTAGTACGTTTATTTTATAAACAGGAATATGCTATTGAATTGCCCAGCTATACTGAAGAGTATTCAGGGGCATACGATACGCGTATTCTTGAAATGATGGATCAGTATAAAAACAATTGGTCACAAGTTCAAACACCAGAAACCGGCTCCGTTATAGTATTCAATATATTAGGTGAGCCTTTTCACGTTGGAATTTATATTGGGGAAGATAAATTTATTCATGCTCGTGACGGCATGGATAGCGTTGTAGAGTCTGTTAACAGTCCAAAATGGTCTAAACGTATCGAAGGTTACTATAAATATAGTACACAAGCTAACACAATGCTGGTAGGTAGACCACATCCCTTTAAACAAACAAAATATACAGAGTTAGCTATAGCTGGCTCTACACTAGCCGACGTATCTCGAAACTTAATAGATACATATAAAATTAGTGATTACTTTGCTAAAAAATTAATTTTATTTTTAGATGGCGTTAAAATCCCGCAATCCGAGTGGAGTACTGTGCGTGTACAAGCAGGACAGAACGTTGTTTATAAAGTAGTACCAGAAGGTAAAAGTACTCAACGTTTAATACTTACGCTTGTTGTATTGTATATAGCCGTAAATTATGGTGCAGACGTTGGCAGTGCCTTGGGCATGACGGAAGCAGGAGTAGGTGTTGCTGAAGGCACTATGGTTACTACTGCAACTGGCAAAATAGTTGGTACTATGGCTATTAATATGGCAGGTATGGCGCTTATTAACGCCGCCTTTCCTATTCGCCCATTAAATGGTAAAGACCCAGGAAGTTCTGCCCCTGTAAACGCTTTTAGTGGTGCAGCAAATCAAGCAAATCGCTATAATGCAATTCCAGTTGTGCTAGGAAAAATGCGTATGAATGCAATGCTTGGAGCAATGCCTTACGTAGAAACATTAACAGATACTAGCCTATTACATTTATCCCTTGTATGGGGATTCGGCCCACTAGCAGTTGATGACATTCGCGTAGGTGCAAAAACTTTAAACGAAGTTTACTATACTAGTCAAGCTGGCGTCGGGCAAGATACTCCTGTACCAGACACTTTGTTAGGCGTGCCTCAAGAAACTACAAACGGTAGATTAGATGCCTTTGATAAACTATATCCAACTGACGTAGAGCAACAATTCCCACAAATTGAATTAGTTAAAAATAGCGTAGATGGCAATCCTCCAGCAATTATTACATTAGCAGATTTTGCTGAAGATATTGACATAGCATTTACTTTTCCAGAAGGTATGCGCAAAATTAGTACCAAAGACGGAAAAATTAGTGATGCTACTTGCGGAGTTCAAATTCGTCTACGTAAAGAAGGCGAAACAGCTTGGTCAACAGTACCTGCCTATCACCTAGGCAACTACAACTCACCAACACCTAGTGACACAGCCTTTAAAGTTACTATTGGCTCAGCTCCTACTTATACTGATGGTAATGGTGATTTACAGAATCTTTACAAGTGGTACGTACTTGCTATGGCACCAGGTGGTGGTATATCAGTATTTAGCGGAGCTGCCACTGATAACCAGTATGCAGACCCATCTCCTTATTTAAAAACTTTATCTACACAAGGATCGTATGCGTCTTTTGTAGGTACAAATAATAACGCAATACTAAGACTACCTACTATTCCTAATGGATATGTAAAGCTTCATAGTATTTGCTTTTTTGGTGTAAATTATTTAGACACCTCTACAGTATCACATTTAGCCAGTACTGCTAGCACTACCATAGAAGGATTATTGCTTACATCTGTTACTCGAGCAGTGCAGCGTAATTCAGCGGGTGCAGCTATTTTAGATCCTGATAGTGGTAATCAGATGCCTACAGCTGATTATGACATTGTTATAGGAGCAGGACGAATTGTAAATAATTCGGGTGCCGCAGGCACACCACAGACTATATTTACTACTGCTCAATTTCCAGGCGTAGGCGGTCCCTATGGCGGTTGGGGAGGCTGGAATTTATTTTTAACAAATAACGGAAGATGGTCATACACAGGTCAAACAGCCAACATTGAGTTTGATAAAACTGCACAAGTAACTTTCCCAGAAGCAGGATACTATGAAATCTCAGCAGCTATTGACGATGAAGGATCAGTACTAATTGACGGTGCTCGTTTAATTACTATACCTAAAAATGCTTACGATCAAGTAGCTGTAACATGGTTCTATGCTGAAGCTAACAGTGTTCATACAGTAAGAATGAAAGGTGTAAATTCTGGAAGCGGTGCAGCAGCAGCAGCTTTGACTATTACATACACTAAAGATGCTGGATTAAATATTGCTGGCTCTATGGGTACGGAGTTAATATTTGGCAAAAACGGATTCTTTTCACAAAGAAAAGACGCTTTTAACTATGTTTATAAAATGCGTGGTTTACCGCGAGCAAAATACTCTATTCAAGTAATTAGAACAAACGACGACGTCACAGAAAAAGAAGAAGATCCCGATTATAGATATTACAGTAAGGTAATTTTGTATGCAGTTACTGGGTTTAATAAACAAACACTAAACGCTAATAATCAATTAGTTCCTATTCGTGTTGTAAAAAATCCACCTAAGTGTCATCTTGCACGAACTTTTATTAAACTGCAAAGCACTAATAAAATAAACGGCAGTTTAGAGGGAGTGAACGCTTTAGTACAAACTAAAGCTAATGTATTAAATAGAGCAACAAACGATTGGAAAACTGTAGATGTTACTAACAATCCTGCAGCATTATTTCTTTATGTGTTAATGCATCCTGCCAATGCTTACAGAGTAGCTGACAACATTATAGATGCTGCAAAGTATGTAGATTTAAACGCACTAGCTGATTGGTATAAATTTTGTGAGCCTATGACTTATGCAAATAATAAGTATACCAGAGATAGTACCAAACCTTGGCTTACCTATAATGCAGTAGTAACCAATGTTACCAGTGTTATGGATGTATTAAAAGATATATGTTCAGCTGGTAAAGCAAGTCCTAACTACATAGACGGTAAGTGGACAGTAGTAGTGGATAAACCACGTACTGGAGTAGTACAGCACTTTACTCCACATAATAGCTGGGGCTTTGAAGCTACAAAAATACTTCCTCGTATACCTGATGCATTTCGTATTACTATTGCGGATGAAGAAAAAGGCTATCAAGCAAATGAGTACCGAGTGTTTAATCTTGGTAAAAACGAAAGTAATGCAGAGTTATTTGAAGAACTTAGCTTACCTGGTGTAACTAATTTTGCTCAAGCAAAGCATATTGCTCAATGGCATATGGCGCAGCTAAAGTTGCGCCCAGAAATGTTTTCATTAAATGTAGACTTTGAGTACTTAGTTTGTAATCGCGGAGATTTAGTACGAGTTACACATGATGTTCCACTTTGGGGCAATGGCAGTGGTAGAATTAACAACTGCACAGTAGGCAGTGCAGTTATAACTTTAAGTGAAGAAATTTATTTAGAAACAGCAAAAACTTACAATATCAGGGTTAGAACTAATACAGGTAGCAGCGCACTAAAAACTTTAGCGCCTGTAGCTACAACAGGATATTATACTAGTATTACACTATCTGGAGCACTAATAAGTGGTGACAATATAAATATTGATGACTTGTTTATGCTAGGAGAAGTTAGTAAAGAATCACAAGAACTAATAGTATTAAGTATAGAAGCCAACAGCAATATTAGTGCAAAACTTACGCTAGCTGATTACTCTCCACAAATTTACACAGCAGATTTATCTGGTTATTTAGCGTATAATTCAAATATTACAACTACTGGAAATTATTTAGTTAGTGCAATAATTAACGAAGCCCCTACTATTGTTTCTGTAAACAGTGATAGTGCTATTAGTGATACAATTGCTAATGGTACATTTACAAATACGGCTATTATTAGTTATACTAACTCTAGTAAACTTAGTGTAAGTGCTGAAAGAGTGCAACTACAAGTGATTCCTGGAAATGGGTTATTTGATGCAGCTTCTCCATCATACTACGGTACTAAAGATTCTTCAAGTATTATTGTACAACAACTTACAACAGGTCTTCTTTATAAAATTAGAGCTAGATATACTAATAATTCTGGAAATATTGTAGGTCCTTGGTCTGACACGTATTGGTTTACAAATGGTGGTAAAACTACTAACTTTGCAGCGTCTCCAACACTTGCAATAGATTTACAACAAACTTATATTGTAGCAACTCCTACTATTGTAAATCAACAGAGTGATTTTAAAGCTTATGCATATAGGTTATACAAAAGTACTGTTACTACAGACTTATGGGATACTACACCAATTATACCAGAAGTACAAAGTCAAGGACAAGGCTTTCTAGATTTAGAAAAGGTAGCAATACCTCGTATTTCTGAGGGTGGTATTGACTATAAGGTAGAGTGTAGGATATTAGATAAAACTAATAACTACAGTGCTGCAAGTTCATATGCTTTAATTAAAATTAAAACAATTGTTTAAGGAATAGACATGGCAGGAACCTTATTTCCAGGCGTAAACTCGTTAATATTAAAACTAGATACCCCATACGATACAATTAGAACAGACGATGTTAGAGATGATTTAATTAAAGTAAAAGTATGGTGTTCTGCAGTAGCAGGACCTTCTGGAGTAGGCTTTACTCCATCAGATGCCAACTTGGTATTTGATGGATTAAGTCTGTCTATTACTATATCTGGGTTACCTAATGGTCAAGCTACAGCAATTCCGTTTGTATCAGGCACACCTTATTATGTCAAATATGCCTTTATTAGTGATATTGAGGAAGAGGTATATACTGTTTCTAATCAGTTAACTGCTACGCCAATATCTGCTACTGCACAAGTTATTGATATTTCAGGATACACTAGTTTTGTACAAAATGCATCACTTGTTTTCACACCTTTAAACGCCACTTTAACAGCAGTAACGCAAAATATAACTTCACCTGAATATGCCTGGGTAGTTACAGGTGCCAGTCCTAGCAGTGGTACAGGTGAAAGCATTACAATAACTCCTGATGAAACTGCACTTTATGTAACAGTTACACTAACTGTTAGCGCGGGTAATTTAGTAACTAATTTAACTAAAACTATTACACTGCCTATATTGTATAATGGGGCAAAAGGTGAAGTAGGTATTGCTGGCAAAATGTCTGCTTTTCCGACTATTTACCAATGGACTACCGGCTCTAGTCCTCCTGCCCGTCCAACTGCGGGTACTTATACGTGGGGTAGTATCGACTTTGTAGTAGGCGGAGGCTGGGAAACAACTGTTCCTATAAATAGCACTCCTGGAGCTACTTTGTGGTCAATAACTATTCCACTTTCTGTTGCTGGTACAACTCTAACAAGCCCACTTAATTGGGCAAGCACTAGTTATCCTATTAGAGCCATTTCTTTTAATGGCACACTAGGTACTACCGGAGGACCAGGTGCGGCAAGTTATATAATTCAACGACCTGCTGTAGGTTCTTCAGATGCCTCACCTACAAACGCAGAAGTAATTGCAGTAATTGGCAGAAGCCCAGTACTCGGCGATCTTGCAACTGTTAGTTATAACAACTATAATGGTGCTAAAGTTTATCAAGCTACTAGTATTGATCCCAATACATTGGTCACAACTTGGGCAATAATGACTACATATATTCCAGGTAGTTTAATTGTTCAAAATACTATTACTAGCGATAGAATAGTAACAGGCACTATTGACGCATCAAAGTTAGTTATAGGCGATACTAATAATACATCAACTGTCAATAGACTTATTTTGTTTAATGACAGACTTGAAGTCTGGGACAACAGTAACAGCGGCAAGCCACGAGTTAAAATTGGTAAATTATCCTAAGGAATATTTATGTACGGTATGCAGATTAATGATGCTTTAGGCAATGTTTACTACGATTCAAGTAGTGAGGCTGGAGTTTTTGTTGAGTTTTTAACACTATTTATAACAGGCAGCTCTGCCGATAGATATGTTACTTATAATGGTGTAGGCGGTAAAGCAAGCTTACAAGGATTAAAATTAAAAATAATAACTTTATACGGTGGTGATCATTGGTATGAGGGTATAGATAACGGCGTCAGCGGATACCCACAAATAAGATATAACGAAATCAACCCAACTATTTCACCGTCCATTAGACGTGGAACAATTTTAATGGTAATGGCACGATGACTTACGGATTTAAATTTAATAATAATAATGGTGAATTAGTTATTGACGATTCTAATGTTAAACCTTGGTATTTTACCGGATCAGTTGCTGGTACTAATAACTTTTTTGGGCAAAATTATAAAAACGTAGATGTTACTGCAAACGCTTATGAGTTTAATACTTTTGCAAATAATGCCCCACTCCAACCAAGTAGTTATGTTAATCAACCCTATTATACAGGCGATACTTGGAAAGTTTACGAGTTACGATATATAGCTCCAAATATTAGTGATTGTTTTTTTGTATATACACTACCTCGCAGCAATGACAGTGGTGTTTGGTATTTTACACAAGATGTAGGAATAAATCAACCAAACAGTAGTACTGCTGGAGCAGGCCCAATACACTTATTAAATAATCCTAAGATAGATACTATACCTTATCCAGGAACAGGTCAAAATTATGTTTCAATATTTGCAATAGTTCCAGATCGTTGGTTTGCAACAGCAACTAGTGCTCAAGCAATAGCAACTATACCAAAAGTATACTTTTTTTCAAATAAAGAAGTAAGCAATAACATACTTAGCAGCGGATATGGTATGCAAGTATTTGACAGTACAGCTAAATGTATGTATGATTCTGCAAAAATACATATTCAATTAAAAAATTACTCTTTTCAAGAGTGGCAAGTACCGCCTCCTACAGGTACACCAGGACCTGATTATAATGGAGCCGATATTAGATCGTTTCCAATAACTACTACTTCCCCACCTAGTAATACTGCTTTTTTAATACCTACAGCATCTCAGATTTATTATAGAATCAGCAATGGACTTGGCGTTTTTGATATTTACAGAACCATGGTTCAAAGGGTAGACGGTGGAACAGATACAGGAACTAATAGCACAATACGAACTAGGACCATTAAAGTAACTAGCCAAAGTACTCAAGCATTACAGTTAGGTGATACAATACCAGGATTAGCCTCCGGAACTTTGTGGAATTATGGTAGTAATTCTTATAGTAGCTGGGCAGGTGCACAATACAAAATGAGTGTCTTGGCAATAGATACTACCCCACTTGAACGAGGATATACTGGTAGTGATTTCCCTGCTACTTTCAGTGTTACTGTAAATAGAACAACAGTACCCGAAAATAATGGTGTAACTTCAAGTAATCAAATAGTTTTTACTTTAACTACTGCCCGAGTAGAGGATAACTCTCAAATTAATTATACTATTACAGGAACTAATATTACTGTTGATGATATTAGTCAAGTTAGACGAAGTGGTGCTAATTATGGTACTACTCTTCCTAGTAGTGAGGAAATAGTATACCCTTGGTCCTTGACAGGTTATTTTAGAATAATTAATAATATTGGTACTATTACCATAAATATAGCAGAAGACTACATAACAGAAGGTAATGAAACTTTAACTTTATCTTTGAATAATGGACTATCTAGCGCTTCTGTTTCTTTAACAGAAGATAAAGCATATAGCCTATCATTTATAACCGCACCAGATACAACTACAGCAGGAGTACCTGGATTTAATGAAGATATTAATGGCAATAATCGAGCAGTAGTATTTCAACTAAAAACAAAAAATGTTGCAACAGGCACATATATTCCTTGGAGTATTTTAAATCTTTCAACAGATGCAGACGATTTTACTCAAGGAACTAGTGGTGACTTCATTATTGAAGCTAGACCTGTTGGAAATGCTCAAATAGATGGTTTTAATGGTCAAGATGCTGGAGCAATAATACTAAAAAGAGATCTAAAAACAGAAGGTACAGAAAATGCTAGAATAAGATTAACTGATATGCCTTCGGTTTACTTAAATTTTGATATCATAGACAACTCAACTACCCCAATACCAGTATTTAATATGTTTAATCCAAGTGGTAATACTACTGGTGCTGTCTACTTAGATGAGGGCACAGAATACGCATGGGTTATAACTGCTACAAACCTTCCTGCCGGTACTGTGGTATATCCAAGAATTATAGCAAACACAGCACAATTTGCAGATCTTGACTTAAGCCCTTGGTATACGAGCGGTAGCTATAACGGAGTTGCATTAGGTAGTGGTGGCGCAGCAGTATTTAGAATGACTCCTGTAGCTGACTTACTATTAGAAGGTACAGAAAACTTTACAGTAGCATTAGATTATCCATTAGGTACAAGAGTACACACTTATCCTGGAACAGTATTTATTAATGATACTTCCAAGCCCCCAGAAGTATATAGTCTAAGTGTTAGTAATCAATTTACTAATGAAAATGAAATACTACGTATTACAATTACTTCTAGTTTAGATTATGCTCATCCAGTACATTGGAACTGGGAAGGGGTAGATCTAGGAACTTCTTATGGTGAAATCAGCCTAGCCGACATTTCTAGTATGAGGTACTATGATCCAGAAACTAATATTAGCGGAGGTGCTCAGTATACTAATTTTACTCCTAGTACTCAAGGAACATTTAGCTTTCCAACGTCTGGACTTAAATCCAGCAATTTACAGCTTGCTATAGAGTTTATACTTAATAACGATGGTGTTACAGAACAGCCAGAATACGGACAACTATATCTACGACCCATAGGTGGATATACTGGGTCAATTAATGGTTCTACTGGATTTTTTATACGAGATGTGCCTATAGTTACTTATAGTGTTGCTCCAAATGTTACAAGTATAAATGAGGGTGGTACTCTTATCTGGACAATTACAAGTGAGAATGTTGTAGACGGAACAACAATATATTGGCAACAAACAGGAACTAATACAGCTGCTGATTATAACGACAATCTTAGTTATAGTACTATTAATATTATTAATAATACAGCAACAATAACACGTGTAGTTAAAGCAGATGCGGCCGCTTATGAAGGGCCTGAAACAGCAGGTATGAGTTTATTTACCTATGGACCAGGCGGCACAATAGTTCCTTTAGCAAATTACCCTAATACAGTAACTATTAACGATACTAGTGTAATATATCAGAACGAAGTATTAACTATTAGTCCTTCACTAGTAACATACCCTAACGCAACAACACTTTCAATTACTGGAGGCACTCCTAATACTGTTTTTCGTTACGGTTTAGATAACCTTAATTATCCAGCATCTCTTACACTAGACGCAAATGGTAGTTACTATAATCCTAATGCAGGACCTGGTGAAGTTGTTGGATCACATACAGTGTATGTAAAATTCGACTCTACACAAAATACTCGACAAGCTTCTTGGACAGTAGTAGCAGCAGCAACCTATGCATTAACATCTTCTGTTAATAGTGTTAATGAAGGTGGTAGTTTTACAATTAGTTTTAGTACCAATCAAGCAGGTAGCTTTGCTTATACTATTACAGGTGTTGAATCAGCGGATATAAACGGTGCAGCTTTAAGCGGAAGCATTAGTAACGGTGCTGTATTGACTTATAATGTAACTGCAGATAGTAGTACTGAAGGTACACAGTACTTTACTATTACATTAAATGATAGACCCGCCTCAGCATATGTTACTTTTAATGACACTAGTACAACAGTATATAACGAAACAGTATCAGTTACCCCAACTTCTGTAGTTTATCCAAGTGCCGTTAGTGTTAGTATTACCGGAGGCACACCAAATGGAAGCTTTAGATTTAGTGTTAATAACACTAATTATGATAGTGCTGTTTATTATTTAGACGCTAGTGGTAATTGGAGTAATCCTAACGCAGCGCCAGGATTTAATCCTGGAACGTATACAATTTATTTTTATTTTATAGACAATGGTCATACTCGTCAAACTTCAGCCTGGACCGTTACATCACCAGCACCAACTTATTCATTTTATAGGGATCAAAGTTTAAGAAACGAAGGCGAAGTTATTACTTATACTGTTACAACTACTAATGTTGCAAACGGTACTCGTATATATTGGGTTAACTATGGTAGCACAGATGCCAATGATTTTACATCATTTACTGATGAAGGTTTTGTAACAATAAACAACAACAGCGGTAGTTTTAATAGACAGCTAAGAAACGACGCTACCACAGAAGGCGAAGAAACTGTTTGGATATTCTTTTACGACAATGCTGGTTATAACGGCGATTTTATAGGATACGTTGGACAAACAACTGTAAATGATACTAGTACTACTAGTTATCCTGCTGCAGGAACTTTTATAAGTCAATCTTGTGCAGCATATGGTACAGAACCTTATACCTTAAATAAAGTATACGCTAACGGAAGTGGTGGTACTTATACTGAAAGTACTCCTGATAGTCCTACTTGCGGATATACAACACCAACATATACATTAACATCTTCTGTTGGTAATTTTGGTGAGGTTAATGAAGGCGGTAGCTTTACAATTAGTTTTAGTACTAATAGACCAGGTAATTTTGGTTATCAACTTGCAAATGTCACTTCAGCAGATCTTAATGGTGCGCCATTAAGCGGAAATGTCAGTAATGGTAGTGTAATAACATACACTGTAACTGCAGATACTACTACTGAAGGCAGGGAGTATTTTACTTTTACACTGGATAACGGCAAAGCTTCAGTATATGTCCAGATTATAGACACTAGTATCTCTTATCCTGTGGCAGGAACTTTGTTAAGTCAAGCATGCGATGGAAACTATACAAGGATTGGAACTTACGCTAATGGTAGTGGTGGTAGCTATACTCAAGTTATTGAATATAATGCTGCTTATTGTGGATATGTTCCGCCAGCAGCTGGTGCTCCATTAGTAACGTCTGTAAGTGTTCTTAGTGGTACATACTATTCAGGAGACGTGGTAGAGGCTATTATTAATTTTAGTGGACCAATAACTGCAAATACTTATCTAAATGTACGATTATTTGCAGGCGCATACGGTAGTTTGTATGTTCCAAACGGCACAATTACTGGAGGTTTTGCTCCTTCTTACGGCTATGGAGGTTTCGGAGAAAACGTTGAAATGTTAGTAGGTGCTACAAGTGCTTTTTACACAGGTCCAGGAAACCCTGGTCAAGTGTACGTTGGAAACGCTCAAATTTCTGCAAAAACAGTAACTGCTGCTAGCGGTGGTAGTGACAGACAAGCATATATTCAAAGCAGCACCTTTAGACTAGAGACAGGTGTTTCACCATAAAACCTAAACCTTCGCAAAAACTATACCCTGTCCATTCTTTGGGCAGGGTATTTTTTTGCATTGACAATACCCCGCCCTTGTGGTATAATATACCAAAATGTCAGAACGTTTCAATATTTTTTCTTGACAAGCTTTTACCTAGATCCAAAAGGCAGACTCGCCGTTTAGATTATAATTAAATATACAACCCCCTGCTAATAAGGAGATCTGATTATGGTGGAGATAGATAACCACAGTTTCATACAGACCGTTTCACTAGTTGCGTTAGCAGTTGTTGCTTTCTCAGTTGGAATTCAGAAATTGTTAAAAGACTGGAAAAGTACTAATGCTGAAACTAGCGTAATTACTTTAATGCATACAGAGCTAGAGCGTATGAGCCAACAAAATGGCTTACTAGCAACCGAATTAAACCGCTTGCAACAAGAAATGATTTTATTAAATGCACAACTAGCACAGTTATGCCTTGAGAATCAGCACCTACAAACCGAAGTTGTTGCACTAACCGAAGAAGTAAATAAGTTTAGAGTATCGGCTACGCTTGCAGCAGCAAAGAAAGTAAGGTAATATAATGGAACCAGCAAAGATTAATTATAAAATTTACCAAGGTAGTACCTTTGAAGAGACTCTTCGCTGGGAGTCTGAAACAAAACAATATATGCCAATTTCAGCAATTACTCAAGCAGCCCCTTGTGTAATTACTACTAGTGGAACTCATTCAGTGCCCCTAAATTGGCGAGTACGAGTAACTGGCGTTAATGGTATGAAAGATATTAATACCGTTGCAGATGACGCATACTATTTAGTAACTAGCAAGACTTCTAATTCAGTAACCTTAAACCAAGTAAATTCGGCAGCATATGGAGCATACGCTAGCGGAGGTATTTTATCTTGGAATACCCCTATACCCTTAACTGGATATACTGCACTAATGCAGATTCGTGAAACTTTAGAGTCTACAGCAGTTATTGCCGAACTATCCACGGCAAATAATCGGATTATTATTGATCCAATAAATTTTACTGTTTTAATAAAATTACCCGCAACAATCACAGGCACATTTACTTTTGATTCAGCAGTATATTCAATGGAATTAACTGATAACCAAAATAATGTAATACCTTTCTTAAGCGGAAGTATTAGCTTAACCAAGGAGGTTACAAGATGACAACTGAAATAATTGTAACCGAAGTTAATAATACAGTTATTATAGAAAAGAAGGAACCTGTTGTTGTTTCTTCGCAATCGCAAACTAAAGTAGTTGTAGGCGGCATGATTGGCCCAACTCCTACTACATTAAAAGGGTTGGCCGACTTAGATCTAACCCAATTAGCGGCAGGAAGCTTATTAGTTTACAATGCCGGAACAGAAAAATGGCACGCAACAAACAAGCTAGAACAGCAAGTTTTTGAGTCCGGTCAGTTTTAAAGGAATATAATTATGGCTTCTATTTTAAGAATTAAACGTAGTGAGACCGGCGGAAACCCCTCGGAACTTGCAGCAGGTGAGCTTGCATACTCAGCTTTATTAGATAATGGATCAAATGGTGGGGATCGCTTATACATTGGTATGGGCACTGAAACTGCCAACAATGCTGTAAATCACATTATCGTTGGCGGTAAGCGCTATACGGACATGGTTGACGCAGCTACTAGTGTTGGCACTAATAATACTATTGTCAAACGCAATGGTACTAATACTGCATATTTAAACATTATTGGTAATGTAACTGGTAGTGTTACTGGTGGAATTAGCGGAGATGTAACAGGTAATTTAACAGGTAATGTAACTGGTAATATAACTGGTAATATAACTGGTAATGTAACTGGTAATGTAACGAGTACTGGAGCAAGTTCTTTTACTAATGCAACGGTTACTGGTGGAAGTATAGACGGTACAGCTATTGGCGCAACAACAGCTTCTACAATTACTGGTACTACAATTACTGCTACTACAGGAGTTGTTGGAAATTTAACTGGTAATGTAACAGGTAATGTAACTGGTGCTTTAACGGGTAATGTAACTGGCAATGTAACTGGCAATGTAACTGGCAATGTAACTGGTGATCTTACAGGTAATAGTGCCGGTATTCACACAGGTGCTGTAACTGGTAACGTAACAGGTAATGTAACAGGTAACTTAACTGGTAATGCAGATACTGCAACTAGTTGGTTAAACTCTCGTAATCTTAGCTTGACTGGCGATGGTACTGCTACTCTTGCAAGTGTTAACGGTGCAGCAAATGTTTCAGCAGCACTTACATTAGCAACTGTTAATACTAATATTGGTAGTTTTGGTTCTGCAACAGCAATTCCAGTTGTTACAGTTAATGAAAAAGGTTTAGTAACTGCTGTAACAACAGCTAATATTGCTACGACACTTGGTGTCGCTGGATCAACAGGAGCAGCAGGCAGTTTAAATTTACTAACTGATACTTTAAACGTTACTGCTGGATCAGGATTAAAAACTTCTTTTAATGATACTACAAATTCTTTACTAATTGAACTTGAAGGTTCTGCACAACTTGATGCATTGACATTAACAGGTGCTTTAGCAGCTAATTCATTTACAGTTACTACAACTCTTAGTGCTGGTAATACCACTGTTAATGATATTTCTGTAAATGGTAACGCAACCATTACTGGTAATTTAACAGTAAACGGTACAATGACAGCTGTAAATTCTACAACTGTTACAATTACTGATAAAAACTTGCAATTAGCACAAGGTGCAAATACAGCAATCTTGAGTGACGGTGGCGGATTAACAGTAGGTAATACCTTAGATGGCTTTACAGCAGCAACATTAACATATTCAGCTATTGACAATCGCTGGAATTTAAATAAAGACCTTACGGTTGCCAATGTTTACGGTGCTTTGGTTGGTAATGCTTCAACAGCTACTATATGGGCTACTGCTCGCGACTTAAGTTTAACTGGGGATGCATCAGCAACATTAACAAGTGTTAATGGTTCGGCAAATGTTTCAGGAGCACTTACATTAGCAACTGTTAATAGTAACGTCGGAAGTTACGGAAATTCAGTAACAGTTCCTAACTTTACTGTAAATGCTAAAGGTTTAATTACTGCCGCTGGATCTAGTGCAATTCCTTATGCTTCTACTAGCGTAAAAGGTCTAGCAAGTTTTGATTCTACTCAATTTACAATTACTTCAGGTGCAGTAACATTAACAGCAATTGACGGCGGATCGTTTTAATAAAAGGGAAACTTCTATAAGTTTCCCTATCCTTTTTAGGGCTAACTATGGCAAATAAGATTATTCTTAAGAAATCGTCAGTAGTGGACAAAGTCCCACTTGCTGGTGATCTCGACTATGGCGAGTTAGCCATTAACTATGCAGATGGCAAAATATATTTTAAAGCATCTAACAACTCAGTTAAATATTTTAAAGACATACTTAGACTTGATGATTTACTAGACGTAAATATTGTAAATCCAGTAGTAGGACAATCACTACAGTATACTGGTACTGAATGGATTAATAGTAATAATAGCGGAAATATTCCTTTTAGCGCAACTACAAGACAGTATATAGCAGACGGATCAAATGTTACTTTTGCAATTAGCAGTGGTCTAGGTGCTAGTAATGTTTTAGTTTTTATGGGCGGAATTGCCCAATCTACTACTGATTATGCAGTATTAAATAGTAATGTAATATTTAATACTGCTCCTCCAGCAGGATTGCAGGTAGTAATCAGAGAAATATCTGGATATGGAGATGTAGGGCCTACAGGTGCTGCATCTACTGTTGTAGGTCCAACAGGTGCCCAAGGTCCAACAGGTGCTGATTCAACAGTTGCAGGCCCAACAGGTGTTCAAGGTGTTCAAGGTATTCAAGGTGTTACGGGCCCCACAGGAATTCAAGGAATTCAAGGTGTTGTAGGCCCAACAGGTGATCAAGGAATTCAAGGTGTTGTAGGCCCAACAGGTGATCAAGGAATACAAGGTATACAAGGTATACAAGGTGTTACAGGTCCAACAGGAATTCAAGGAATACAAGGTATTGTAGGTCCAACAGGTGCTCAGGGAATACAAGGTATTGTAGGCCCAACAGGTGATCAAGGAATACAAGGTATTGTAGGTCCAACAGGTGCTCAGGGAATACAAGGTATTGTAGGCCCAACAGGTGATCAAGGAATTCAAGGAATTCAGGGTATTCAAGGTATTCAAGGTGTTACAGGACCTACAGGTGCTCAGGGAATACAAGGTATTGTAGGCCCAACAGGTGATCAAGGAATACAAGGTGTTGTAGGCCCAACAGGAATTCAAGGAATTCAAGGAATTCAAGGTGTTACAGGCCCAACAGGTGATCAAGGAATTCAAGGAATTCAAGGTATTCAAGGTATTCAAGGTGTTACAGGACCTACAGGTGCTCAGGGAATACAAGGTGTTACAGGCCCAACAGGTGATCAAGGTATACAAGGTGTTACAGGCCCAACAGGAATTCAAGGAATTCAAGGTGTTACAGGCCCAACAGGTGATCAAGGTATACAAGGTGTTACAGGCCCAACAGGCCCAACAGGTGATCAAGGTATACAAGGTATACAAGGTATCACAGGCCCTACTGGTTCTACTGGTCTTGGTTTTGCAATTGCAAAAATTTATGATAGTGTCGCTGCTTTAGTAGCTGATACTGCACCAACCGGAATTGTAGCAGGACAATTCGCAATTATTGATACAGGTAATGTAGAGAATCCAGATGATTCAAAACTGTATCTTTGGAGTGGCACAACATATACATACACAACAGACCTTAGCGGTGCTAGTGGACTACAGGGTCCTCAAGGACCTACAGGTGTACAAGGTATTCAAGGAGCTGCATCAACAGTAACAGGCCCAACAGGTGCCCAAGGTATTCAGGGTATTCAAGGTGTTACAGGCCCAACAGGTGCACAAGGCGATCAAGGAATACAAGGTATTCAAGGTATTCAAGGTGTTACAGGACCAACAGGTGCACAAGGTGTTCAAGGTGTTGTAGGACCAACAGGTATACAAGGTGATCAAGGTATACAAGGTGTTACAGGACCAACAGGTGCACAAGGTGTTCAAGGTGTTACAGGACCAACAGGTATACAAGGTGTTCAAGGTGTTACAGGACCAACAGGTGCACAAGGCGATCAAGGAATACAAGGTGTTACAGGACCAACAGGTGTACAAGGCGATCAAGGTATTCAAGGTGTTGTAGGCCCCACAGGTACTCAAGGAATTCAAGGTGTTCAAGGAATTCAAGGAATTCAAGGTGTTACAGGCCCTACAGGTGCTCAAGGAATACAAGGTATTCAAGGTATTACAGGACCTACAGGTGGACAAGGTATTCAAGGTGTTACAGGTCCAACAGGTGATCAAGGACCTACAGGGGCTGCATCAACAGTAGTAGGCCCAACAGGTGCTACAGGGTCAACAGGCTTACAAGGCGTTGCAGGACCTACAGGGTCACAAGGTATTCAAGGTATTCAGGGCTCACAAGGTATTCAAGGACCTATAGGTAACGGATTCCCTTTTATAATTACTACTAAAACTTATACAGGTGATAGCAGTACTACTAATTTTACTATTGATAGCGGATATACTGTTGACAGTATAATAGTTATTTCTAATGGTTTAGTATTAAAACCAATAACAGATTATACACTAAGCGGAACAACACTAACGTTTACAGCAGCACCTTTTACTGGTGAAGAAATTGTTGTTAGACAAATGATTGGTGACGGTCCTACAGGTCCTCAAGGTACACAAGGTACACAAGGACCTACAGGAGTTGCATCAACAGTAGCAGGTCCTACAGGTCCTACAGGTACACAAGGTATTGTAGGACCTACAGGAGCCGCATCAACAGTTGCAGGACCTACAGGGTCACAAGGTATACAAGGTATTGTAGGACCTACTGGTGCTCAAGGTATTCAAGGTATTCAGGGTATTCAAGGTGTAACAGGACCCACAGGTAACGGATTCCCTTTTATAATTACTACTAAAACTTATACAGGTGATAGCAGTACTACTAATTTTACTATTGATAGCGGATATACTGTTGACAGTATAATAGTTATTTCTAATGGTTTAGTATTAAAACCAATAACAGATTATACACTAAGCGGAACAACACTAACGTTTACAGCAGCACCTTTTACTGGTGAAGAAATTGTTGTTAGACAAATGATTGGTGATGGCCCAACAGGTCCTACAGGCCCCTCAATTGACTTAACTAACGTTAGTAGCCATATTATACCTGCATTAGATCAAGTATATAATATTGGTTCTCCAACAAAACGTTGGAAAACTGGTTACTTTGCTGCTGATACTATTGACCTAGGCGGTACGCCAATTAGTGTTAGTGGTGGATTTTTATCTGTTGGTGGTACAAGTATTGGTTATGGCGCTACAGGTCCTACAGGGCCAACAGGTGCACAAGGTATTCAAGGTATTCAAGGAGCTGCATCAACAGTAGCAGGTCCTGCAGGTGCTCAAGGTATTCAGGGTACTCAAGGTATTCAAGGTATTCAAGGTATACAGGGACCTACAGGTACTCAAGGTGTTGCAGGTCCTACAGGCAATCAAGGTACTGCAGGAGCAACAGGGCCGACAGGTCTTCAAGGTATACAAGGTACACAAGGTACACAAGGTATTCAAGGTGTCACAGGCCCTACTGGTTCTACAGGTCTTGGTTTTACAATTGCAAAAATTTATGATAGTGTTGCTGCATTAACTGCAGACACAGCTCCTACAGGAATTGTAGCAGGTCAGTTCGCAGTTATTGATACAGGAAACGTTAGCGACACAGACAATGCACGATTGTACTTGTGGAATGGTACAAACTATACTTATACAACAGATTTAAGTGGTGCAAGCGGACTACAAGGTCCTCAAGGTCTACAAGGTATTCAAGGTATTCAAGGTCCTACAGGTGCTGACTCAACAGTTGCAGGTCCTACTGGCTTACAAGGCGTTGCAGGACCTACAGGGTCACAAGGTGCTACAGGTCCTACTGGCTCACAAGGTATTCAAGGTATTCAAGGTGCACAAGGCGATCAAGGTATTACGGGTCTCGCAGGTGCTCAAGGTATACAAGGTACTGCAGGTCCAACAGGTGCACAAGGAATTCAAGGTATCCAGGGCGATCAAGGTACTGCAGGTCCTACGGGCTCACAAGGTATTACAGGTCCTACAGGTGCTGACTCAACAGTTGCAGGACCTACTGGTTCACAAGGTGTTCAAGGTACTACAGGCCCCACTGGTTCACAAGGTATTCAAGGACCCACTGGTTCGCAAGGTATTGCAGGACCTACAGGTGCTGATTCAACAATAGCGGGTCCAACAGGTGTTCAAGGTAATACAGGACCAACAGGTGCTCAAGGTATTGTAGGACCAACAGGTGCACAAGGTGCAAATGGTTTAGATTCAACGGTAGCAGGACCTACGGGTGCTACAGGTTTAACTGGACCTACAGGTGCTACAGGTTTAACTGGGCCTACAGGTGCTACAGGAGTAGGTACTACGGGACCTACAGGTGCCCAAGGACCTGCCGGTCAAAACGGCACAGCAACACTTTCACCAGCAACTACAACTGCCTTAGGCGGTATTAAAGTTGGTAATAATTTAACAATAACTGAAGATGGTACTCTAAACGCACTAGCAGGTGGTGGTGGTGGTGGGGGTCTATCTGACGCATTTAGCACTTTAGCAGTTAATGGGCAAACAAGTTTAGTAGCAACAGGACAATCAACGTTACAATTTGTTGCAGGACCGGGTATTATACTTAATACTAATAACGCAACAAGTCCAAAAAGTTTAACACTAACAAGTACACTCGAAGGAATCAATTTAGACGGCGGACGTCCTGATTCTGTTTATGGTGGTTTACCCTTAATTGATGGGGGAGGAGTAATTTAATGGCAATTCACGTTCAACTAAGACGCGGCACCGCGGCACAGTGGGCTAGTGTTAATCCTGTTCTTGTAGAAGGTGAGCTTTGTGTAGAATTAGACACAGAAAAGTTTAAGATTGGTAACGGAGTATCCGCTTGGAACTCCTTGCCATATTCTTCAGGAGCAATAGGTCCCACGGGAGCACAAGGTGTACAAGGTAATGACGGTAACTTTGGTGGTGCATCATTTGATTATACATTTGATACTAGTGTAGCAAATAGTGATCCTGGACCAGGAAAGTTAAAATTCAATAATGCTTCTCTCAATCTCGCAACAATACTGCGAATTGATGATCTAGATGATAGTTCGTCAGATATTCAAGAATACGTAAGAGGAATTAACAATTCTTCTGCCTCTATAAAAGGTCACTTTAGAATTTCTAAGAAGTCTAATCTTTCAGTATTTGGATTATTTACAATAACTTCAATTTCCGAAGAGCAAGGTTTCTTCAATATAGGTTGTTCTTTTGTTAGTGGAAGCAGTAATACTCCCTTTGTAAATTCTGAAGATATACTTATTACCTTTGCTAGAACAGGTATTCAGGGAGCACAAGGTCCTCAGGGAGCTCAAGGTATCCAGGGTCCTCAAGGTCTTCAAGGTTTTCAAGGACCTACAGGTCCACAGGGTACTCAAGGTACTCAAGGTGTCAAAGGTGACCAAGGTATACAAGGACCTATAGGTAACGGATTCCCCTTTATAATTACTACTAAAACTTATACAGGGGACGGTACTACAGCTACATTTGCTATAGGTCCAAATCTTAGTGTTAATAATTTATTAGTAATTGTTAATAATACAATATTAAGACCAGGTGCAGACTATACAGTTCTTGGTACTAATTTAGGATTTACAGTAACTCCAGGTCCTGCAAGTCAAATTGTAATTAGAGAAATGCTTGGTGATGGTCCAACAGGCCCTCAAGGTCCTGCATCAATAATTCCAGGACCTCAAGGTCTTATAGGCGATACAGGCGCAACAGGACCTCAAGGTCTTCAAGGCCCTACAGGGGCTGCTTCAACAATAGTAGGCCCTACAGGACCAATAGGACTACAAGGAGCAACAGGATTACAAGGGCCACAAGGTATTCAAGGAGTACAAGGTGCTCAAGGACCAACTGGTCCAGTAGGTACTACTCCTTACAGCATGGTAACAGAATCTTTTACGGCAAATGGAAGTACAAATACTTTTACAATTAATGCTGGACTAACTGCTAATACTATTTTTGTGGTAGTTAATGGTGTAGTAATAAGACCTACTACTGATTATACTGTTTCTGGAACTACTTTAACAATTACTTCCCCGACACTAAATAGTGGAGCTCAAATAATTGTCCGAGAGCTATTAGGTGACTCAGTAAGTGCTCAATCGATAGAAGAAGTTGCTACAAATGCAGCAACCGTCTATGCAATAGCGTTAGGATAAAAATATGGCAACAATATTTATAAATGCAATTTCAAGGGGTGTAGGTACTACTGAAGTAATTAATTTTACTGCTACTGAAAAGTCAATTGTTATTGGAGGTAATCTAAGTAATCTTTTGACTACATCAGTACCTATTAATTTAATACTTCGCAGAGGTACTACAGATACTTATCTTCAAAAAAATAAACGTATTGAGGCGGGCGATGCTTTTGACGTATTCAAGGGTACTAAACTAGTACTTGCGGCAGGAGATACATTAGTTATCTCTTCTGGATTAGCATCCAGTATAGATGCTGTCTTTTCTATATTACAAGGAGTAGCATAATGGCTGGAACTTTTGAACCAGATACGTTTCTTGACACAGCTACAGAAATAGCTGACAAGGTATTTTACGGTTTTAATTTTAATCCCACAACTGGGAAATTATATATGAATATTCTAGACGGCAATGAGCCTGTTAGTTTACCACAACCAGTATATAACATAGATAGAAATCAATACCAAGCATGGTTTTGGTCAAAGAACAGCGTACTATTTTACTGGGGTGATAATAGTACAGTATGGAAAAATAAATTATTAATGAGGATTCTATAATGGGACAAATTCTTGACTTAGGAAAATTACGCCTATCATTTCAGGGCAATTGGTCGTCAACTACTATATACGAATACAACGATTGCGTTCGTTACGGTGGAAATGTTTACGTTTACGTTTATCCTGTTAATGAGGCCGGACGTATACCAACTCTTACCAATTTTTGGTCTTTGTTGGTAGAGGGTATAAAGTTTACAGGCGTATACAGCGCCTCAACAGCTTATAAAGTTGGTGATGGTATTGCATATGGTGGTAGAGTATATATTGCTATTGCTGATGGTAGTGCAAACACACCTCCTAACACTACATACTGGTCGCAATTTGCTGACGGTATTCAATATGAAGCTAGCTACTCAGATGCAACTGCATATCAAAGAAATGACGTTGTAACATATGGTGGATCGGCATATATAGCTAAAATAGATAGTACTGGAAATAATCCTATAAATGCAACTTATTGGGATAAACTAGTAGACGGTATATCTTTTGCAGGAGCATGGAATTCAGCAACAGCTTATGCTGCAGGAAGAGTTGTTAGCTACGGTGCTAATACTTTTAAAGCAACTACTAATTCAACTAATCAATTACCTACATTAGCTAATGGTAGTTTAAATTCGGGTTACTGGGAAGTATTTACGGAAGGTTTCCGTACAAAAGGTACTTGGACAGTTGGTACAGAATACTTTATAAATGATATTGTTATTCGTGGCGGAACAAGCTATATATGTCTTTTAAGACACACAGCCACAACTTTTGCTACTGATTTGTCTGCTTCTAGATGGGCACGATTTGCAAGTGGTCTTCAGTGGAAAAATGCTTGGACAGCTACTACAGTTTATGTTAAAGATGATATTGTTAAAAGTGCAACAGGTAGTGTTTACATAGCTGCTCAAGATCATACTGCTGGCTCTGATTTTACTGTTGATTTTACAGCTGGTAAATGGCAAGAATTTGTAGTAGGTGCTTCAGATTTATTGCCTGCTCTTGAAGCAGGAGATTCTGGTAGAAGTTTAACAGTTAATGCAGCTGGTAACGGTGTAGACTGGATAGGGGCTACTGAGAGTCTAAACGTCAGATATGTAGCGCCACACGGAACAGATACAGCAGCTGCTGGTAAAAATTTAGCTACTCCTTATGCTTCTATTCGCTATGCTTGTGATAATATTGGCACTAATGGTGGTACAATTTTTGTTAGTACAGGTGTTTATAACGAACAATTACCTATAACAGTTCCAGCAAACGTAGCTATTGTCGGAGACAATCAACGTACTGTAGTTGTTCAACCTAAAAGCGGTTTTAGCGATGACGGTTCTGTTTTAAACATTAATTCTTCTATGTTTTTAATGAACGATGGTTCTATTTTAAATAGGATGACGTTTAAAGGTATGACTGGCTGGGTTCCTGGAACTACTGCCGCAGACATTACTACTTCTACTATTAGAGGTGTAGTAGTAAGATTAAATCCTAGTGCTCCTATATTGTTTAAATCTCCTTATGTATTAGAGTGTTCTTTTATTGGATCAGGTGCTATTGCTGCCTTAGTTGACGGTAGTGTTAATGCACAAGGTAATAAGAGTATGATCTTCCATGCATTCACTTGTATTAACGACAACGGTGTAGGCTTTTGGGTAAAAGATGGTGGTAAAGCTGAAATTGTTAGTTGTTTTACTTATTATAATTATTTTGGATATACTGCTACTGGTGGTGGATTTATTCGCTCACTTAATGGTAACAACAGTTACGGAACCTGGGGAGCAACCAGCCGAGGCTTTTTAGCAGGTGAAACACCTGTAACTGGAAGTGTATTTGGACAACAATTAAACTTCTTGTATACTGGTGGTAACATTGTAGTAGGTGATACAGTTACTAATACTGCTACAGGTGCTACAGCCACAGTAACTAATGTACAGTCTAACGCTAATAAAATTTATGTTACTAGCGCTACTGGAACATTTACATTAGGTAATCCACTAACATTTACAAGTGGCGGAACTGGTGTTGTAAGTGCTGGTGCTTTAGAAGATCAAAAAGGATTTATACTAGTAGTAACAGGTTTAGCTACTTTACCTACCCCCGGAGCCTCTATTAGTATTGCAGGCGATACGATTAGCTATGTTATACAAAGTGTAACAGGTACTTATGTAGATGCTACAAGTAAAATAGCTATAGTATTAGCACAAGAAAAACCGACTGGAAGTGCAAGTGGTTCTTCTGTTACAATAAGATATAAATATTCACAAATTCGTTTAACAGGACATGACTTTTTAAGTATTGGTACAGGTGGAACAGCTACTACTAATTACCCAAATACTCCTACTCAACCATCTGCTCAAGGCAACGAAGTTGATGAAGCATACCCTGGTCGTGTTTACTTTGTGTCTACTGACCAAGATGGTAATTTCCGCGTAGGTGAATACTTCCGTATTGATCAAGCTACTGGACGTGCAACTCTAAATGCCTCTGCTTTCGATTTGGCAGGTTTAACTAGTTTGAAACTAGGATCAATTGGTGCTCAGCTTGGCGAACTTATTAATGAGTTCTCCAGTGATGGTACAATGAGTGGTAATTCAAATAATGCTGTACCTACTGAATTTGCTGTAAAAACTTATGTAGACAACAATTCAGGTGATAAAACAGTAAATTATACTAGCGTAGATACTGTTGCTTATAGTACTATTCGTGGTGCTCCAAGGGTAACTGCAATGCAAGATACCACAGGCATTAATTTTACTAATGTTGTTTATGGTACATTTGGTAATGTACAATTACAAACCGTAGTTAATAGCTATCAAGAAATAAAGGCGGGGGTTACTAAATCAGTATCTCTTACATACAACGAAACTGATGGTAGTATAAAAACCATTACCGTAGTTTAAGGAAATTATATATGTCAGATATATTAATGCATAACGCTATCTCTAAAGGAACTAGAGATATGCGAGTAGAGCTCTTAGGAGAACCTACAGAAATTATACCAATATTAAATAATCCTTTGTGTTACTCTTTTTGGTCAGCAGTACTACCAAAAATACCTGCACCAGTAGGTCAAATATGTGTATATGACGCAGGTACTTACTTCAGAGACGGAGGAACATGTACCTGGACTGTACCCGCAGGTGTAACTAAAGCTCGATTTGAACTTTGGGGAGCTGGAGCAGGCAGCCAAGCAGGTCTTTGTTGCGGATTTGCACCCACAGGTAATTCAGGTGCTTACGCTAGTGTTTGCATGACTGTAACACCAGGAAACGCATATGTACTGTGTGCAGGAGCTGCACACTTAATACAGTCATATTGCACACAACAGTGTGATGTAAGCGGATGCCCTAGTTTTGTTACTGGCGCAGGTTTAACAAATTTTTGTGCTATGGGTGGTTGCGCTAACTTGGTGTATACTATGTGCCAACTAGGAAATCAATGGGCTACTGGTTGTACTAGGTGGGCTGGACAAGGTTACGGTGGCGGTGCAAGTGGTGCTTGTATATGTGGACTTGGTCTTGCCTCTACTTGTATGAACGGTTACCCAACTGGCCCACTGCGCAGAGACTTTTTAGCTGCAGCAAGCTTTTTTGGTACAGCTACTAATGCTACAGTTTATGGCCTTAAAAGCCAAAATGCTGCTATGATGCTAAACGCAAGCTCGTATGGTAATGTTTGCACATATTCACTACCATTACCAAATGGAAATATGAGTTCAATTACGTGTGATTGTTTTACAACTACTTGCTGCGGTGGTCGAGGTGTAATGGCTTGTGCAGGATGTAATTTAATTCCTGGTCATGGCGGAATGTTTAACAGCGCTTTTGGCGGATGTACAAGTTTATATGGTGACTGGGGTAGAACCGGTATGGTAAAAGTTAGCTGGGCATAAGGTATAAATCATGGAAAAAACTTTAACAATAAAAATACCCAATGAACTTTGGGTAAACGATTTTTCAGAAAATAAAACAGCTGATTTTACCTACTCAGGACCTGACAAAGTCTGGTTCTTAGTTGAAAAAACAGGCGTTAGTGTAATAGTTAGTCCTGTTACATATACATCAGAACCACAAGTAAATGAAAATCAAGTTGCTGTACCTGTTGAAATTGCTACTGCAACCGAAGTCGAACTAGCGGCAGCAATTATTTTACAACCAGAATTAACACCACATGTATACACTCATACCAAACAAATAAACTATGATGATAGCGTATATTATGCAATAAGTAATCCTAAGCTAAGTGACTACTATGATGTAGTAAGCAGTCAAACAGGGGTGCTATCTTTGATATCAATAGCAAAGAATGAGCCAAATCCTAATTTAATGCCTGCACTACAAAAACAACAGTTAGTAGAAAAATATTTAGCTGATCACGAATTTAGTGCAGAAGATCGTACAAAAGTAGAAGCTTATTTAACTGTTATTTCAGCTTATGTAAATAAAGTTAAACCTGCATATAAGTGGAAATTTATTACTATTGCAAACGATGTTCCAGAAATACCTGGTGAGTTGATGGCTTTATTTAATACACTAACTCCTGTGGCTATACCAGCCCCAGTACAAACTTAAGGAATAAATATGAGCGATATATTAACAAGTTCGGCAATGATTGAAAATCAAAAAACTTTGGTTGCCTACTTAAAAACACAAAGTTCGACTGGAATTCCCAGTTTACCAAATGATGCCGGTTTTAGAGGTACTACAGGAACTTTAACAGGTTGGCCTCTTCTAACAAGTAAATGCTGGTGCAGTATGCCAATTTCAGGGACCCAGCAAGTAGTAACAGACGCTTGGAAGTGCTGGGTTAGCCCAAATATTGAAACACGGACTAATGGTCTTAAAGTATGCAATACTGACGGAAGTTATTGGAGATGTGATGCTTCTTGTACGTGGACTGTACCTGCAGGTGTAACTAGTGTACAGTTTCAAATATGGGGGCCAGGCGGAAGTACTAGTTCGCAGTGTTGCTGTGGTGGTGCGCCTTTTGGACCAAGTGGTGCATATATGTTAACAAAAATGGAGGTAACTGCTGGTGCTGTGTATACACTATGCGCCGGATGTTCTTACTGCTGCTATGCTGACCAAACAACTCCAGGACTTAATAATACACCTACCTACATTACTGGCCCAGGTCTAAGTATTTGCGCCAATGGTGCTAAAAGTTGTGCAACTTGTTGGTCTAAAGATGTTGGTTCTACAACAACGGCTAACAATACTCAATATCCTGCGCAAGATAATTGTGCTCCTACTCAGTGTTCGGGATGGAATTGGTGCTATGACAGTACTGATGATAACACCTATATACCTCACGCATTTTCCGGAGAGGCGAACTGGTTTGTAAAGTGTGCCGATACATCCCGAAATCAAAACTATTGGGGCGTACAAGGTTTATGGCCCGCAATGCAAATTGGAACTAGCATGTGTTGGTGCTCAGTATCTACACCCGTAGTTGGATTTGAAAAATGTGTGCTGGAATTTGCATACCCTTGGGGTAATAGTTGCCAAGGCGGTAGTTTTGGAGGATGTTATTACGGTGCGCCAAATGGATTCTTACGTATTCCTGGAGCAGGCGGAGCAGGCTTAGTAGCGGAGGGCGGACAGAGTGCATATGGCGGAGATGCTGGACGATTTGGTATGGTTTGTGTTAGTTGGAATTAAAAACAAAAATTTAATAATTATTTATGAAAAAAGCATTTGCAATAAATGGGGGAGCAGGAAGAGTACTATGTGCACTTCCTGCTCTAGAGTACTATAAAAATAATATCGATAAAGATGTAGTTATTATTGCCGAAGCATGGCCTGAGTTATTTTTACTCAGTCCAACTTTAAGAAATAACGTATATCATGTTGCCCATAAAAATCTTTTTGAACAAAAACTTAAAGATAGAGAAATTGAATGTCCTGAACCTTATAGATTAAATGCTTATTTTAACCAAAAAGCTAATCTTATTCAAGCATTTGACAAAATTATAAACAACTTAGAAAGCGTACCAAGTTCTAAACCGATCAATTTAGAACTTGGCAAAGCTGAACAAGTATATGGGTATAATTTAGTAAATCAAGTAAAAGCGCAACTTGGTAAAGAAAAATGCGTAGTTGTACAGCCGTTTGGAAGCGGTGTAAAACTAGAAGGCAATTTTGTATTTGATACTACTGGTAGAAGTTTTGAATTAAACGATACTATTAAACTAGTAACTGATTTAAGCAAAAATTACGCGGTAATATTAATGTTACCTTTTAAAGTGCCTACAGACAAGGATATACCAGCAGCAATTCCAGAAAATATAGATTTAGTTAAATGGGCAGGAATTATTAAAGCCTGTGACTACTTTTTAGGATGTGATAGTGTAGGGCAACATTTTGCTCATGCTTTAGATAAGCCTACTACAGTCGTAATAGGTTCAACATTTCCTGAAAATATATCTTATCCAGACAACAAAAACTTTACTATTATTGATAATGGAAAAGCAACAAGAACATATACTCCAATCAGGTTAACTCATGATATAGACGCTGAAAGAACCAATGAAGATTCAATGATTCTTAGTACTGATACTTACACTAAAATTATTAAAAGTGTAGAAAATAAACTAGGTGTTAGTAAAGCCAAAAAAGACTTTACAACAAACGTTAAACCAATAAACACTCAAACTCAAAGTATGCCAAACTTTGCAAAAAAGCCTACTAGTTTGATTGAAGATGTAATTGCTAAAGAGGCATAAATGGAAAAAACAGGATATATACTTGGAATTAGTCGTGGACATAACGCAGGAGTATGTTTATTAAAAGATGGTAAAATTGTATTTGCTATCGAAGAAGAACGATTAAGTAGAGCTAAGTATGATGGTGGTCCCTATGCTGCTATGATTAAAGTAAAAGAATATACTAAAAAAGTAGACTTTATTGTAGTTTCACATACTCAAAGCTTAGTAGAAACTTGTGGCAAAGTAGATTTTTACGGTGATTTTGTTTATACAGGACTTGCACGAAAATTAGGTTTAATTGACGGTAAACTAGGAACGCCTGAGGGACATCCTCAAGTAATTGATCTTAGTAGTCAACACCACAAAATTCATGCTGCTGCTGCATTTTATCGTAGCGGCTTTGAAGATGCTGTAGCAGTTATTGTAGATGGTGCTGGTAGTGCCATGCCAGCTGTTTATAAAAATGAACCTATTGTGTTATGGGAAGTAGAGTCTATTTTTGACTGTGAATATACAAAACCTTTTAAAACGCTGTATAAACACTACGCTTCTAGAATGGCCATACCTGTATATCATAGCTTAGAAGAGTCTAGCGAGAAACTAGGTGAAGAAGGCACACATGAAGTAGTATTCAGCGGACATGCAGGAATTACTAAAGTTTATGAAGCTGTTACAGAATACTGTGGCTTTGAAGGTATTGAAGCTGGAAAGACTATGGGATTATTTCCATATGGTAAACCCAACGATAATATTCCAAAGCTATTTAGCTCTGGTACTATAGTACCTCTTTCAAATGCTAATGTAGTTGTACCACAAATGCCTAATGGAGCAGAAGTTAGTCATATGGCATATCCTGAACTATGTTCAGCATTTCATATTGATAATCCTACACTACTACAAAATCGTAGAGATCTTGCTTATGCTTGTCAAACACAGACTCAAGAACAAGTTCTTAATCTTATCCTAAAAGCTGTAGAAACTACTGGTAAAGATAAAGTAGTATTAAGTGGCGGTTACGCTTTAAATTGTGTAGCAAATTACTTTTACTTAACAGAGCTATCTAAACGTGGTATTGAACTGTATGTTGAGCCAGTATCTAATGATGGCGGTACTGCTATTGGCGCTGCACTGGTATTCTATCATATGACAGAGCCTGATGCAGTTAATGCTAAACACCCACGTGAAATTTATTTAGGCCCACAATATAACTACTCTGAAGAAGACATTGAGCGCATTGCTGCTGAGTATGATGCAGAAATTAGTGATGCTACTAAAGAAGACGTAATTAACTTAATGACAGAAAAGAACATTGTTGCAATGTTCCAAGGTCGTTCAGAGAATGGTCCTCGTGCACTAGGCAATCGTAGTTTGATGTTTGACCCTACGTTCCCAGACGGCAAAGATTTTGTAAATGAAATTAAACATCGCGAATACTTTAGACCTTTTGCAGGTTCTATTTTAGAAGAAGATGTTCACGAATGGTTTGATCTTCGTGGTATGCCAAACAGCCCACACATGATGTATGCTGTTAATTGTCAGCCTGGTATCGAAGAAAAAATTCCTTCAATTATTCACGTTGATGGTACTTGCCGTATTCAAACAGTTACACGAGAAGAAAATCCACATTACTATGATGTAATTAAAGCATTTAAAGATAAAACGGGTGTTCCCATTATTTTTAACACAAGTTTTAATTTGGGAGGCGAACCTCTGGTGGAAACCCTAGAGGATGCTCTGTGGACCTTGAGTAAATCTGGTATTGACTATTTGTATTTACCAGAGTATAATAAGCTTTTAACAGTTAAAATTAAAAAATGAAAATATTTGTAAACGGCACTTTTGACGTTTTACATCCAGGACACCTAGACTTGCTGAACTACGCAAAAAGTCTAGGTGACTTTTTACTGGTGGCAATAGATTCGGACAGCCGAGTCGCCAGCAAAAAGGGTTTGGATAGACCTGTCAACCCACAATATAATAGAATGAAATTATTAGAAAATCTAAAAGCAGTAGATGAAGTAGTGATTTTTGATAGCGACATAGAATTAACACAAACAGTAAAAATACTTAGACCTGATATAATGATTGTAGGGTCAGATTATAAAGATAAAACCGTAATTGGTTCGGAATATGCAAAGCAACTTAGATTCTATAATAGAACAACACCTTTCTCAAGTACCCAAATCTTGGAAGATTTTATTAGTAGGCGACACTTGTGTTGACCAATACGTATATGGTCACATTGATAGGCTGAGCCCTGAAGCTCCAGTTCCTGTGTTTGTACCTGAGCACGAAGAAACTCGTAGAGGTATGGCAGGAAATGTAGAAGAAAATTTAAAATCTTTAGGTTGTACGGTACAGCTATTAACTATAAAAGGTAGCGTAAAAACTAGATTTATAGACACTCGTTCTAACCAACATATTATGCGTTTAGATCAAGACGCTACTGGCGGGCCTTTTGAGATTGAGTACCCGCTGCCTCCTATTTTTGATGCGGTAGTTATTAGTGACTACAACAAAGGCTGCGTTAGTTATGAACTAGTTGAACAACTAATAAGGATGTTCTCTTGCCCTATATTTGTTGACACTAAGAAAACAGATTTAGCTAGGTTTGAAGGAACATTTGTAAAAATCAATAGCCTAGAAAACTCATTAGCTAAAACAATTCCTAGTCAGTTAATTGTAACACTTGGTAAAAATGGTACACGATATAATGATGTTGTTTACCCTGCACCAGTTGTAGAAGTAGCAGATGTTTGCGGAGCAGGCGACACGTTTCTGGCAGCACTAACTTACGAGTTTTTAAATACCAAAGACATGGCTAAATCTATTGAGTTTGCTAACAAAGCAGCTGCAATAACAGTAAAACACATGGGCGTATACGCACCTACACTGAAAGAAATAAATGAGGCTTGAAGGTTTTGTGGAAAAAGGCTGGGGTTCAGAAAATATTTGGGCTACCAACGACAAGTATTGTGGTAAACTACTGCAGTTTAATCAAAATGCTAAATTTTCAATGCACTTTCATGCCCACAAAGATGAAACTTGGTATGTGCTTAGTGGCAAGTTTAAAGTCGTAGTTATTAACACAGCTGATGCTTCGCAAACAGAGCACGAACTTAGTGTTGGCGATACTTGGCATAATCCAGTACTTTTACCGCATCAGTTAATTTGCTTAGAAGCAGGCACAATTATTGAAGTTTCAACACCAGATTCAGTAGAAGATAATTATCGTGTTGGCAAAGGTGACAGCCAACAATGAGATATATTGTAGACATTGACAATACTATTTGTGAAACTCAAGGTAACGATTATGAAAATAGTCAGCCCCTACCAAATCGTATTCTAAAAATTAATGAATTATACGATGCTGGACACGAAATACATTATTGGACAGCACGTGGTAGCAACAGTGGAATTGACTGGTTGCCTTTAACACTTAAACAATTAACAAGCTGGGGTTGTAAATACACCTCTGCTAAAACAGGAAAACCTGCGTACGATATTTGGATTGATGACAAAGCAATTAACGCAGACACATATTTTAAATGAAAATTTTACTAACAGGGCATAAAGGCTTTATCGGCAAAAATATGCTCAAAGCCTTAGAAAATGCTAACCACGAGATTAGCGTTTTTGAGTGGGATGACGGCAATATGCCTAGTGTTATGGAACAAGACTGGGTTATTCACATTGGTGGAATCAGCTCAACCACAGAGCGTGATGTTGACAAAATTATGCGACAAAATTATGATTTTAGTCGTCAACTTTTTGCTGCTTGTAAAGTTTACGGAGTAAACTTGCAGTACTCAAGTAGCGCCAGCGTATACGGTTTAGGAACGGACTTTTCAGAAACTGCACCTGTAGACCCACGTAATGCATACGCTTGGTCAAAGTATATGTTTGAACGCTATCACCAACAACACCAAGGTGGTAACGTAGTACAAGGATTCAGATACTTTAATGTATATGGTTTAGGTGAAAATCATAAAGGCTCACAAGCTAGCCCACACTACCAATTTGCAAAACAAGCTAATGAGTTTGGCGAAATAAAAGTGTTTGAAAACAGTCACGAATACCGCAGAGATTTTGTACCAGTTGAGCAAGTAATTGCTACTCATCTGGCTTTTTTAAACAGTCAAGAATCAGGCATATTTAACATTGGTACTGGCACTACACAGAGCTTCTTAGAAGTAGCTGAAATTTTTGGTGTTCCTATACAAACAATACCAATGCCCGAACAGTTAAAAGCAAGTTATCAAAAGTATACTTGTGCTGACATGACTAAAACCAACAAAGTTTATGACCACTCTAAAAGAATTAACCCACGATAACCATGAACTTGCAGAAGCTCATCCTTTTACCAAGCTGTTATTAGGTGGTAATATTCCTGAAAATGTTTATGCTGACTTTTTATATAATCAGCAAGCAATTTATTATTCTCTTGAAGCAGTGGCTAAAAGAAAAAACCTTTTAAACGGCTTAAATGGCATAGAGCGTAGTGAGCAAATTGGCATTGATTTTGATAATTTACCAAAATGCAAAACAACATTGTATCCTAGTACATTAAAATATATCAATTACATAACCAATAGAAATTTAAGTGATAATCAGATTTTAGCTCACTTATATGTTCGTCATATGGGCGACCTGTACGGTGGTCAGATGATTAAGAAAGTTGTTCCTGGCGCAGCTACTATGTACGAATTTAGCAATCGTAGTGAGTTGATTAGTGCATTACGTCAAAAACTAGACGTTAACATGGCTGCGGAAGCAAATGAGTGTTTTGCCTTTGCTATCGAACTATTTACAGAGTTAGCCAATGAGCACAATATTCAATAAATTAAAAGCTCATGCAGCGGAGTTGGAAGCAATTCTTGCTGCAAGGGCTTTTTCTTCGCCAAGCGAAATCACCTCAGAATGGTACACTAAGAATTTTTCAAGTGCCTGGGTTCGCAGAGCCAACTTAGACGTTATTGATGTATCGGAATCCAAAAAATTGTATATGATGCACTTGTGTATATTTCCACATACATATGATACAGCACCTATATACGGGTTTGATATTATAGCTGGTACAAATAAAATTACAGGTGCGTTTTTAGATTTTTCACCTATAGGCGACCCAGAACATCCCTTATGCAAGTATTTTCAAGAGTTAGTAGAACCAACTTCGTGGGCAAAACCTCGTGAATTACCCGAGTGGGCAAGAAATATATTTAGCAATCGTATGGTTGCTGCCGGTAATATTAATACTGATTTTGAACTAGCGGTATTATTAGAGATTTCTAGGAAGTCGCTTATTTACTACTTAGATAGTATATCAAAATATCGCCCAGCGTTAAAATATGAAGATATGGTAGCACAACACAATTTTACTGACAAGCAAAATTATTATTGTCAGCAACAAAAATGTAATCCGCATACTCCAAGAGTATTAAAAACATTAGGATTCAACGATGATCAAGTACATGAGTACATACACAAAGAGTTATTTCCTGAAATCTCAGTATAGTACAGAATATTTGCGCTGTTTAGCAGCAATGGTTTATTGGGTCTAGGTACATAAATCCCTTAATTAAGTAAAGGTATAGTCTATATGAGTATAGCAACAAATTTAGCAAAACTTGGGTTGGGTGTAAACTCTTCCGGAATTATTGCGCCTGAAAAAGGGGGCACAGGCACTACTACTGGCGGTGGTGGCAACTCTCCAACTATTACCTCTATTGTTTACACAGGTAACGATACTGCTACTAATACAGCAGGCGGTGATACTGTTACCCTAAACGGTACTAACTTTAATACTGGAGTTACTGTATTAGTTGGAGATGTACAAGTAACCCAAGTAACTCGTGTTTCAGCAACTCAACTTACTTTTGTAGCACCTGCAAACACTGCAGGAAGTTATATTCTTTATGTTATTAATACAGATGGTAGTTCAGCTATTAGTGTACCTGGAGTGCAATACTCTGGTGTACCTGCTTGGTCTACTGCATCAGGTAGTTTAGGTACTCCAGATACTTCTACAAGTTTCTCAACTACTATAGCCGCAACAGGTGATGCACCCGTTTCTTATTTAGTAGTTAGTGGAGCACTACCTGCTGGCATTAGTCTTAATACCAGCACAGGAGTTATTAGTGGTACTACTCCTAATATTGCTAGCTCTACTACTTATAACTTTACTGTACGTGCTACAGATGCGCAAAATCAAGATACTAATAGAGCGTTTAGTTTAACTGTAGTAGCCATTTCGGCTCCTGACGCACCTACAATAGGAACTGCTACATCTACTGGTCAAACAACAGCTACAGTTGCATTTATTGCTCCTGCTAATAATGGTGGTGCTGCTATAACAAGCTATACAGCAACAAGTAGTCCTGGCGGTATTACAGGTACATTAAGCCAAGCAGGTAGCGGTACTATTAATGTTACAGGATTAACAGCAGGTACAGGTTATACATTTACTGTAACTGCTACAAATAATATAGGCACTAGTCTACCAAGCTCAGCAAGTAATAGTATTACTACCACGGCAGCACCCACAGCACCAATATCTGTTGACTATCTAGTAGTTGCAGGGGGTGGTGGTGGCGGATTTGGTTCAGGCGGTGGAGGCGGTGGAGGCGGTGGACTTCGCACTACATCAGGTTATGGAGTAACAGCAGGTTTAGAATACACAGTTACAGTTGGTTCTGGTGGCCCAGCGTCTGCGGCACAAGGTACACCTAGTCAAGGAAATCCATCAACTTTTGCTACGATAACAGCAACTGGCGGTGGTGGCGGTGGACCTAATTTTACAGTTGGTGGTCAAGGCGGTAATGGTGCTACTGGTGGTGGTGGTGCAACTTATGCTTCTTCTAGTGGTGCAGGAACATACCCATGGGCAAATTTTGCTGGCTATGGTGGTACAGGAACATTAGGATTTAATGGTGGTAAGGGTCGTTATGGGTTAACAGCTGATAATCTGACTGCTGGTGGCGGTGGCGGTGGCATGGGTTCTGCTGGTAATTCAATTGATGTGGAAGGCAACGGCAATGGTGGTGCAGGTTTAAGTAGTTCTTATTCTGGAACAGCAACAACTTACTCAGGAGGTGGCGGTGGTGGAACTTATAGTAGTTCTGTTAGACCTTATCCTACAAATCTTGCAATTGGTCGTGATGGTGGTGCAAATGCAACAAGAACAACACCATCTAATGCTGAAGAATATCGTGGTGGTGGTGGTGCTGGTGGCAGTGATGCAAATCCAGGAAGTAACGGCGGTTCTGGTGTTGTAATTGTTCGGTATTCAGATACATATGGTCCAGCAAGTGCGACAACAGGTTCACCAACAATTACAGTCTCTGGCGGATACAGAATATATAAATGGATAAATTCTGGTTCAATTACATTTTAAGGAAATTTAACAATGAGTCATTTTGCACAAATTGATGTAAACAATATTGTTACAAGAGTTTTAGCTATCGAGCAAGACGTAATTGATACAGGTATGTTTGGTGATCCAGCATCTTGGGTTCAAACAAGCTATAATACAATTGGTGGTGTTCATACTTTAGGTGGCACTCCATTACGCAAGAATTATGCAGGTATTGGTTATGCATACAATGTTTTACGTGATGCATTTATTCCACCAAAACCATTTCTTTCATGGATATTAAATGAAACTACTTGCCTTTGGGAAGCCCCAATACCAATACCAGTTGAAGAAGGTAAGATATTTGGCTGGAACGAAGAAACAAAATCTTGGATTGAAATCAACAATACGCAAGTATTATAAGGAATATTTATGACCTTAATTGTTCAGAACGCACTTGACCCTACACTGGTACTACCTATAGCCAAGGGAGGCACAGGTACACCTACTCCAGGACTCGTAGCAGGTACTAATGTTACAATTACAGGAGCTTGGCCAAATCAAACAATTGCAGGACCCGCAACTCTTATTGGACCTACAGGTGTTCAAGGTGTTACGGGACCTACAGGTCCTACAGGAACAACAGGTTTAGGTTTTACAATTGCAAAAATTTACGTTAGTGTTGCTGCATTAACTGCTGATACTTCTCCTAGTGGAATTATAGCAGGACAGTTTGCAATTATTGATACAGGTAATGTAGAGAATCCAGATGATTCAAAACTGTATCTTTGGAATGGTTCAACATACACTTATACAACAGATTTAAGCGGTGCTAGCGGACTTCAAGGTCCTCAAGGTCTACAAGGCGTTACAGGTCCTACCGGTCCTACAGGTGCTCAGGGAATTCAAGGTATCCAAGGTGTTACGGGCCCTACAGGACCTACAGGACCTACAGGTGCTCAGGGAATTCAAGGCATTCAAGGAATTCAAGGTACTACTGGTCCTACAGGTACTCAAGGTATACAAGGTGTTACAGGACCAACGGGTGCTCAGGGTTTAGCAGGAGCAGATTCAATAGTAGCAGGACCTACAGGTACTCAGGGAATTCAAGGTATTCAAGGTATTCAAGGACCAACAGGCGTTCAAGGCGTACAAGGTATTCAAGGTATTCAAGGTATTCAAGGTGTTACAGGCCCTACAGGAGCTGCATCAACAGTAGCAGGCCCTACAGGTCCTCAAGGTATCCAAGGTATTACAGGGCCTACAGGTTCACAAACAGGTGTAGCAGTTTGGGATGAAGATGGTTTTGTAGGTACATTCACTAATCTCAACTTTGTTGGTTCCGCGGTTACTGCAACAACACAGAGTACAAGTGGTGGTGGCTATGCCGCAATTACAGTAAGTACTCCTGATACTAGTAATTTTGTTACTTTAACAGGTTCGCAATCAGTATCTAATAAAACAATTAAAACTTTTAAAGAAAACGTATCTATAACTGATCCGTCTAATTGGTCACAAGCATCACAAGTAAATCTTGATGTTCTCGAAGCACCTATTAAAATTTTTAGCAATCAGGCAACAAGTAATTTTATTATAAATGTACGTGGTGACGTTAATACTACACTAGGCTCACTTCTTGCTAATAATGAATCTATAACAATGAACTTTTTTGTTAAAAATTTAACTACTACTAATTATTATCCTACTGCTTTCAAAATTGATGGTGTAACCGTAACACCGCAATTTCAAGGAGGTGCTACTATTGTTAGTGCTAATGCTAGTGATCTTTATGTAATGTTTATGGTTAAAGTTCCTGGGGATTGGAGAGTGTATGTTTCGCAAACAAAGTTTGGATAAGGACACGTAATGCCATTATCTTTTTCAACAGGTGGTAGTAAAGCACTGGGTTTTACAGGTTCAACTGCAGTACTTCCATCAGGCGCCGTGTATAGTTTTGTTAATAGTCCTTTTGGTGCAAACAGTGTTTACAACCCTATGGTTCCCGTACCACCTGTTTTACTAGAAACTAGTAACAACTTGAATGCCCAAAGTTTTACATTTTATGTACATGGTTCAGGCGCTGGAGTCAGACCGCTGTTCTGGAGAATCAAACACATAACAACAACTGCAGCTGATTTTGGTGAAGTTTCAGGTACATTTGCTTCCAACAATTGGGGGACAACTGCGTATCCGTCGCCAGGTTCTTGGTACAATAACCCATACGGAGAAGAACTAGGTCGTTTTGGAGTATATACAATTGCTGAAAATGTTACTGAAGGTACCGAAACTTTTCAAATAGAAATCCGAGAAGCCTCTCTTAGTGGCCCTGTAGTGCTCACAAGCCCCGTAATTAGTATAGCAGATACTAGCGCACCTGCAACATTTAGTTTTGATACTGCTTGGAATAATACTATTACTCAAAATAGTTTAAATGAAGGAACTACTTACGAATTTAGAGTTAACGGAATTAATTTGTCAACTGGTGAAGAGTATCCAGTTATAGCACCTGATGGTCATTTTATATACTATAGTATTGACAATACTACAATTAATTATAACTATCCAAGCCCGCAGTATTATACTTACGCTTTTAATAAAGATGAGGGTACGCAATGGTCACAAGTTTTACCTGCAGGAAAAATATACGTTAAAAATGCAGAGTACTTTGATAATGTAGTACGACCTGGATATGGTAGCCCAACAAATACTACCAGAAAAGAGACTTTTGGTTCAGGCAAATTTTATATACAACCACGCAACGATGGTGTAACCGAAGGCCCCACTACTCATACAGTACAACTTAGAGAAGCCTATGCAGAGGGCCCAATAATAGGAACGTTTAGTTTTACCATAAATGAACCCCCTCCCACGTATTTTATAGCACAATTATCTAGTGCTCGTGGTAAAGATGTGGCAGTTGCAGCATCAGGTAATATTTATATAGTGGGAAATGTGTCTGCTTTCATACTGATAGCCAAATATAACAGTTCTGGTACACTACAATGGCAAAGATCGTTGGGCGAGATCTCCCCCGCTGAAGAAGGTTTGGGAATAGCAATAGACTCATCTGAAAATGTATATATTACTGGTTACTCTGAGAGTAACGGTTCTTCTACTGTTTCTGCCCCATACAGCCAATATAATAATGTTATTATAGTTAAATACAATACTAGTGGTACTATTCAATGGCAAAAACAATTATCAGGTGGCACTTCTAGAAATGAATATGGAGTAGGTATAGCAGTAGATTCTGCCAGTAACGTCTATGTTAGTGCCTATTCAAATGCAAATGCAGGTGGCGGCAATTTTGATTTTTTAACATTTAAATTAGACAGTTTTGGTAGTATGTCATGGCAACGCAGTTTGAGCGGCACCAGCACAAGCAGTATGGATTTTGGAATTAGTATAGCACTAGATTCTGCCAGCAATGTGTATACTACTGGATATTCCGACAATAATGGTACATTTGATCTTGTGCTTGCCAAATATAATAACTCGGGTACGTTACAATGGCAAAAAGTGCTGGGAAATAATTATGGAGGAAGTGACACTGGTAACAATGTAGCGGTTGATTCTTCCGACAATATCTATGTTGTGGGAATGGCAGATCAATCAGCGATCCTTGTGGTCAAGTATAATTCTAGTGGTACGCTTCAATGGCAAAGAAGTTTGACTGGAAGTGCATCACTAGGTGGTTATGGAATAGCAGTGGATTCCTCCAACAATGTTTATATTACTGCCAACGGAAACATCAGTGGAAAGTATGAAAATTTTACTGCTAAATACAATTCAGCTGGTACGCTACAATGGCAAAGAAATTTTTCTACTACTGTCAGCAATATATTTAACAATATAACACTAGATTCCTCCGGCAGTATGTACACTATTGGAGACACAAATGGTACTGCAATATTAACCAAGTTTCCTAGTGACGGTACGTTAACTGGAACATATTCACTGGGTGGATCCAGCTATACCTATGCCGCAAGTGCACTTACACCTGCAACAAGTACATTAGCTGACAATATTGGATCACTAAGCGCAGCAACCAGTTATTTAACATTATCTGATATTGCGTTACCTGATGCAGCAGGTACAGGTACTCCTACTGTAGTAACATTCTAATATGAAAATATTTGTACTATAATTTTTTAACTAACCAAAATAATAAAAATGAAAATAGCAGTTTACGCTATCAGTAAAAACGAAGAACAATTTGTTGAACGTTTTTGTAAATCCGCAATAGATGCTGATCTTATCCTAATTGCGGATACTGGCTCCACAGACAACACAGTTGCTGAAGCCAAAAAATATGGTGCTGAGGTATACAACATTTCAGTTAAGCCTTGGCGATTTGACAAAGCACGCGATACAGCACTAAATTTAATCCCTGGGGATTACGACGTGTGCATTTCGCTAGACTTAGACGAAGTCTTAGAGCCAGGTTGGCGAGAAGAAATCGAACGAGTATGGACAACAGAAACAACTCGACTTCGTTATAAATTTGACTGGGGTCAAGGTATTAGTTTTTTCTATGAAAAGATCCATCATAGAACAGGCTACCACTGGCATCATCCAGTTCACGAATATCCTCGCCCAGACAATCGCACAAAAGAAATATACGCGCAAACTGACATGTTGTTAGTTAGCCATCATCCTGACAATACTAAGTCACGTGGACAGTATATGCCATTACTAAAACTGGCTATTGCAGAAGATCCACATTGTCCTCGTAATGCGTTTTATCACGCACGAGAGTTGACTTTTTACAGTAATTGGGATGAAGCTATTATTTATCTTAATAAATATTTAGCAATGCCAGAAGCAACCTGGGTAAACGAACGTTGCTATGCTTATAGACTATTAGGTAAATGTTATTCAGAATTGGGTAATTGGGAAATGTCAATTAAGATGTTCCGTTTAGCTATTGCTGAAGCGCCTAATACTCGTGAGCCTTGGGTAGGCTTAGCAGAAACATCTTATAGGCTTAATATGTGGTTAGATTGTTACTCTGCGTGTAAATCAGCACTAGCAATTAAAGATAAAGCATTAGTGTACACTATGGATCCAAGTGTTTGGACTGAAAAACCATATGATTATGCTTCTATTGCAGCTTGGAACTTAGGTTTTAAAGAAGAAGCTGTAGAATTTATAAAGAAAGCACTAGAGTTTGCTCCTAGTGATACACGATTACTTAGTAATCTTAAATTAATGGAATAATATGTGGATATTACAATTTTTACCCAACTGGATATTTTATGCACTGCTATTAGCAGGCGTAGCTGCATTTTTAGTTACTAAGTTTGTTAAACTGCTGCCAAATGCACAGTTAATTCAACTAGCAAGCGTTGCAGCAGTTGTTATAAGTGTTTACATGATAGGTGCTATATCAAACAACGATGCATGGCTAGCTAAAATAAAAGATCTAGAGGTAAAAGTAGCTGAGGCAGAAGCTAAATCAGCAACTGCTAATAGCGAGATTGTGGAAAAAACACTTGTAAAAACTCAAATAGTAAAACAACGTGGTCAAGACATAATTAAGTATGTAGATCGTGAAGTCGTTAAGTTTGACGCTAATTGTGTTGTTCCCAAAGAATTTGTTGTAGTACATAATCAAGCAGCAGAGGCACCAAAGAAATGAAGTTTTTATTAATCCCACTAATTTTACTACTCGGTGCTTGTACAACTGTTCCAATTACAGCAAAGTTTCCGCAAGCGCCTGGTACACTAGTACAAGAACCTTGCCCTAACTTGCAAAAATTAGCAGACGAGGTTAAGTTGTCAGATGTAGCAAAAACTGTAACAGTTAATTACACGGAATACTATATGTGTGCTGTTAAACTAGAAGCTTGGCAGCGCTGGTATCGTGAACAAAAAATTATTTATGAAAGCGTAAAGTAATGGAACTAACATTAGATCAACTAAAGCAAATTGTTGAAAAGAATCCTTATATAGAGTACTGGCACAAAGCCTTAGTACAACTATTACCAGATTACGAAATCAATACTCCACAACGTATGGCTGCATTTTTAGCGCAATGTGCTCATGAGTCGGGCGGATTTCGTGCAATCAAAGAAAATTTAAACTATCGTGCAGTCACATTACGTAAAATTTTTCCTAAGTATTTCCCAACAGACGAGATGGCAGCACAGTTTGCCAACAAGCCCCAAGCAATCGCAAATAAAGTATATTGCAACAGAATGGGTAATGGTCCTGAAGAGTCTGGAGACGGTTATCGTTACTGCGGTCGCGGTCTTATTCAGTTAACTGGCAAGGATAACTACTTTTGGTTTGCTAGTTCATTAGAAATTTCACCTGAAGAAGCTTCGGAATATATGGAAACCTTTGAAGGTGCTGCACAGTCAGCGTGCTGGTTTTGGGAAACAAACAAATTAAATCAGTGGGCAGATGCCGACGACATTTTAACCCTAACTAAACGTATCAACGGCGGTACTATCGGTCTAGAAGATCGTAAAAAACATTATGAACATGCCAAGCATGTACTAGGAGCCTAAGCGGTGCTTTCCGCTTTGCTAATTTCAATAACATTAAGTTATGCCAAACCTGACGAATATGAATGTGTTAGGTGGGCATGGACTGGAGACGTATACTCAAGAAAAGTAATTTGTTTAGAATGGCGTAAAAAGCGCCGATAGGAGATAAATATGATAGATCCGATGACCGCACTAGCGGGGATACAATCAGCCATTTCAATGGTTAAAAAAGCAAGCGCAGTTGCTAACGATTTAGGGTCATTGGCCCCAATGATTGGCAAAATGTTTGATGCTAAGAGTACAGCTACTAAAGCTTTAATGGAAGCTAAAAGTAGTAAAAAAGGCAACAACATGGGCACGGCCCTTCAAATTGAGATGGCACTAGAACAAGCCAGAGCTTTTGAAGAAGAACTCAAAATGCTATTTATGCAAACAGGCAAAATTGATGTTTGGAACAAGATCAAAGCACGCCAAGCAGAAATGGATGCTGATGACGCTAATGACATAAGACTTTTTAATGCGCAAGAACGCAAGCGTAAACAAAAAGAAGAAGAGCTTAATGAATGGGCCATGATACTTGGCGGAACCGCTTTTGTTTTATTTATAATGTTTATTGGCGGGTACGAACTAATGCAATATTGCCAAACAGGTAATAGGTGTGGCAGATGAATGAGTATCAAAAAACCTTTGATATGTGCTTAAAAATATTTGTATACGGATGTGTAGCACTATACTTCTTAGGATTTTTAAAATTCTTACCAGATGATCTATCAGACAAAATCGTTAACTTACTATTAGGAAAAATTGGACTATAAATGCACAATGATTTAAAATTATTTAAATGGGCGATAGCTCTATTGTTAATACCTGTAGGTTTAGCATTTTTTGGTAAAGATAGCTTTCGATACCCATGTCAAGACCCTGCAAACTGGGAAAAAGATTTTTGTAAAGTACCTGTATGTGACGTTACCCGAACTTGTCCAGAGCATATTTTTAAAGGCCAACGTGATCCAAGATTAGGACCTCCCAAAGATGGACAAACTCAAACATTTAATCAATCAGTTGCACCAACAGGTGCTTGCGTGGTACAACAAAAACAAGGAGCTAACTGTGGAAAGTAATCCAATTATCTATACTGAAGATCAGCTAATGGCGCGCTTAAAATTCTTTATTGGCATTTGTCTTGCGCTTACGCTAACTGGCATTGTGTTTGTAGTGCTATACTCAATTATTTTTATTACTCAGCCATTAAACGCTATTAGTCCTATTGACCAGAAATTTTTTGAAATGATTATTCCAATTGCTACTTTCTTAACAGGTACATTGTCAGGAATTATGTTAGCTGGTGGTAGCAAAGAAGAAATGGACATGAAACGCGACATGATTAAACAAGCACAAGAAAATTCAAATACTTATGCTAAAGCTAATCCAGTAAAAATAGAACCTACATTTAATCCAGGATTTTCTACTACTCAAGGTTTTAATGGAACTAGCGCTCCTAGTACTAACATTATTTACATTAATGGTAAGCCTGCTCCTCAACAAGCACCGCATCCGGAGATTTAAATGGAACCATTAAAGTGCATGTTATCACAAGACCATACTGTTAGCAGTAAACGAGTAGTTACCTTTTTAGCATTTTTATTATGTGCTGGTGCTTTTATAGCAATGGTACTTGGTCATACAATAGACACAAAATTATTTGATTCTATGATGTATATTGTAATTGCAGGATTAGGATTTACAGCAAGCGAAAAGTTTGCACCAACTAAGGAAATTAAATGAAAAAAATTATTGTAGCCGTTATTGCTAGTTTTGCACTTGTTTCTGCATTAGCTTGCGAAGCTGCAGAAACTAAAAAAGTCTGTAAAGAAAAAACAGATAAAGCTGGTAAAGTTATCTTAGATAAAGCAGGTAAACCTCAAGAAGAGTGCAAAACTATTAAAGTGCACCAAAAACTTGAAGGTACTAAAGTTGAAGAAGCCAAGAAGAAGTAAATTTATATTTGACAAGCAAACCTAGGTCTGCTATAATATAAACAGGCAGACCAATTTTATCAACCTTACAAGGAAGTTTATGGCAAGTGGTAAAAGAGCAAGACGCGACAATGTAATTCAATTGGAACGTAACCCAGTAGAGTATGGATTTACTGATGTAAAACCTTTAAACTTTATACAGGCAGAGTATCTAAGAGCAATTCAATCTAATCAAATAGTATTTGGTGTAGGAAGTGCTGGAACAGGTAAGACGTATGTAGCAGCAACTTATGCTGCGGGAGAACTCTTTCATAGACGTATTCAGAAAATAATTCTGACTAGACCCAACGTAGAAACAGGACGTGGGCTAGGATTTTTACCAGGTACACTAGAGGAGAAATATGCTCCTTATCTAGAACCTTTTGACAATGTGTTTACTCGTAGCCTAGGAAAAGGTTTCTATGAGTACGCACTAAAAGCAAAAACAATTGAGCCTAAACCACTGGGCTTTATGCGAGGTGCAACATTTGATAATTGCATCGTTCTTTTAGATGAAGCACAAAATGCTACTAAAGAAGAAATGAAAATGCTTTTATCACGCATTGGTAAAAACTGTAAAATGATTATATCAGGGGATGTAGATCAAAGCGATATTCCTGATTCAGGACTATCAGACGCAATTCACAGGCTAGACTGTATCCCAGACATTGAAGTCGTTAGATTTATGGATGACGATATTGTTAGATCTAAAATGTGTAAACAAATTATTTTAGCTTATCGAGACTAACTATGGCAGAAATGTATAAACTTCGTAAATAAAAAAAAAAAAGCCCCTACAGAGCAATCTGTAGGGGCTTTTTTCATGTTGGTTGCATACTTGAAAAAAGCATCCAACCATGTTTATGGTGTGCATCAATGCGTTCACTTAAAAACGCACCTAATCCTGGATATTTATTAGCTTCGGCAAGTTGATAAGCTAGTAACAAACAGTCGTGTACTTTAATATTGTCTATATATAAAGTACGTACCATTTCATTTTTTGGTAATACTTCTAAGGTATCTGTAATTGTAGAGTGGTCTTTAAGCTGTGTAAAACTAGCAGGCACGTAAATACTGTGCGCTCGCAGTTTTTCAGCAAAGTCATCTAGTTCATCTTCAACTTCATCGTATATTTTACCAAAAAGTTCGTGATATTGTAAAAAGTCACTGCCAGTTACATTCCAGTGAAAGTTTTCCGCTTTTACTAAAAATGCATAAGTAGTAGCAAATGCACATTTAAGTGCTTTGTTTAATTCTTCCATAGAATTATAAGATTAGCCACTGTGTACCGTTATACACAAAAGTTAATGAACCATAAGGTGCATTGATGGTTGCAGTAGCTGCACCATCAATAGTACCGGCAGTTGGTGTAATAGTAATAGGGGTTGCAGGCGCTGCTAATCCTAATCCATCTTTAATTGTAAATTGTTGACCTAATACGCCTGCGGGTAAAGTTACTGCAACGGCTACTGGCCCAGGCACTGCTACGTCAATGACGTTATCGGTTGCAGCAACTACTGTAATAGGAGTTGCAACGGCAGTTCTAATATCAACAAATCCACCGCCGCTTGCGCTGATGGTTATTGTATTAGCTCCTGTACCTGTTGTTGGAGCTACGGTAATACCTGATCCGGCTAGGATTGAGGTAGGGTTATTTGTATATGACATAATTTTCCTTTTGTGAAATTGACTAATTTTATTTGGAAAGATTATCCTATAATCTTCCAGTTTGTACCATCATATACTACTTGTATATGGGCGTATCCTCCATTTATCAGTGCAAAGGGATTGCCGTCAATGGTTTTTCCTCCTGCTGATGTAATGGTAATTGTATTGGTTGCAGCAGTGCCGCTGAAATCTTTGATATAAAAACTACGTTTTAATACGTTTGAATTGGACTTTTTATCATCATCATCATCTTTATCTTTATCTTTATTTCCACAGCAATCTTCTCCAGTTGCATTACCAGATGAAGGTAATATAACAGAAGCAAAACCTGATGTTATGTTAATAAAAATTACTTCGTCAGTATTTAAAACATTGTATGGAGTTGTAGTTACAATTTTTGTAGTTAGATTTGAGGACATTATGAAATCCTTGTTAGGGTTACTTTTGCGCTAGAACCTGAAGGTCTGAGTGGTAGAACTCTTGGTGGTAATGCTAATAACTGCATGGTAATGTCTGCGCTGCTCCAGCACAGCTCTACGTTACCGCCTGCAGGAATATTTAGGGTAAAATTACCTGTTACAAAAACTGTATCTAATGCGCCTGTTAAAATCAAGTCTTGAGTTGAGCCTACAATATCAACTCCATTAAGACGCATCCAAATTGTAATGGTACTTGAGCCTCCAGAAGTTTTATTAACATTCAGCGTGAATACTGTATTATAAGTTCCAGCATTAGCAACAGTAAGTTGAGTACCTGCAACTATGCTAACTCCATTTGCTGGTCCAGTATTATTAAAAGTGATAAGATTAACTGTGTCAGCAACAGGATTGATTTGTGTACCATCAGTAAAGAAACCGTAGTTAAGTAAGCCTGTTGATGCGCTAACAGTTCCATCAGTTACACTTAATCCTGTACCTACTTTCATTAATCCATAGTCAGCTGTTGAGGCTAGTGGTGCTTTATAACTCATACTATATTCCATTCTGTACCATTAAAAATTAAGGTAATACTACCATAATTTGAGTTAATTACAGCATTAGCGGAACCGTCAATAGTTGTTGATGCAGTAACAGTAATGGGATTCGTAACTGCGTCTCCGTCAATATCTTTTATAACAAATACTGTTCCAGTAGGTGATACTGGTAGTATTACACTAGCCGCTGTTGGTACATCTACTGCTAGATAGTAGTCTGTTAAGTCAGCTGTAAAAGGTGTAGTAGTTATTTCTGTAACAGGCACTAAACCTGGAATTCCTGGCGGGCCTTGTGGACCTGTTGGACCTTGTGGGCCGGGAGGTCCTGGAGGGCCAGGAATTCCTGTACCAATAATACTATTTATAAATAAGTCGTGATCAGGAATTACAGGAAATATTGGAAAAAGAGGAGGAAGTAAAGGAGGTAGCCTTTGCATTTGACTCTGCCCTAATGGTCCTTGTGTTTGTGTTTGTTCTGGATAAACCATAAAATCTCCTTAATAAAAAAGCCCCCTCGGCTCGTGACTGAGAGGGCTTAAAATTACACTAAATATTAGCGAATAGCAGTATTTGTGTTTACTGGGTTAGCAGTCAATGTACCGCTTCCAACATTAATTGCACCGTTTGTGATGTTTTGGCCTAATCCGTAGATTAAGTGAGCCAATTGTGCATACTGTGCTTGTTGTTGTTGCTGTTGTTGCATCTGGTTGATGTTATTGGTATTTGTAAGAGTAATACCGCTAGCAGCCGAATCAAGTGCTGAACGATTTCTTAGCGCAACAATTTCTGCATTTGCATCTGTCAACTGACGATTTAATGTAGCTTCGTATTGTGCAACAATCAATGCACGAGTTTTCTCGCCATCATTGCTAATATCTCTTGATAACTCATAACGGTTTTCCATTACTTCGTTATTAAGATTCATTAATTGTGTTGATAACGCAGCAGTTTGGTTATTAAACTGAGTTGTCAAGCCTAAGCTTTGCGTAGCTTGACTAGCTTCAAAAGCTGCAGCATTTACTGCTACTGATTTATCTACCATGCCGATAGCTTGCATTAAGCTCATATTAGCTGTTACTTGCTCTGGAGGGCTGCGCAACACTGCACCCGCAGCTCCGCCTGCGCCGTCACCGCCCAACAAATTACCGTTGTTGCGTAACAAACTTCCCAAGATCAATCCACCGATCAATCCACCGCCACCGCCGCTACCGAATAAACCGTCACCGCCACCGCCACCCATCATCATTGGGATTGTTGGAGTCATAATATCTGCCATTTTTGTATCCTTTAGTTTTGTAATCTCTGCCATAACTTTTGAATAGTAGTTATTAGCTTGATCAATTTTATTTTGAAGCGCACTCATATTATACGCTGCAGTACCATTTACTGCATCTGTACCTGGTACGCCATTCTCATCTGCCATATAATTCCTTTAAAGCAGAAATGATAATGCGTATCACGCGCAGTTACCAAAACCTTGGCAACTGTGATAATTATACACTGTTTGATACTCTAGCACAACCTTAATTTTCTGGTTACAGGAGTAGAAATGCAAGTTACTAAGAAATTATGTTCCGCCAGTACAAACCCACTAAAGCAAAAAATTAATACATTTGTTTTTTGCCGTTTTGTTTTGATTGCAGGTAGTTCCAAACACTAGTTAACATTGATTTAGTTACAGCAATTTTTTCTTGTACCCATTCAGGCACATTGTCTTTGTCATTAATTACTTCATCTATACCTTCTATAGCGCGTCTCATAGTTTCTAGATTATTTTCAACCATAGTAGCTTCGTCGTTATACTCTACGCTATCGCTGTCAGGGGTATCATTGTATTTATAAACCCAGTAATGTTTTATCATAATTTATCCTTTAAAAGTTTATGAATTGCTAATATTATAGCATGGTTGGTATTCCAGTACAACCCAAGTTTTACGGCTACAGGAATTAAAATGCAAGTTACTGAAAAATTATGTTCCAAATAGAAAAAAGCCCCCAAGCTGTTAAACTTGGGGGCTTCTTTGTCTACTCCTTGGGAGTTTCTGTTTTGGGCAACTGTTCGTTTGCCTGTTTTTGAATCTTAACTGTAAGAGGGTTACAAATTTTAGCAGATAACTCTTGTAATCCTGCTAATACGTGATTTGTTTCCTCAATAGTCAATTCAAGTTTCAGTACTGTGTCTTTAGTTACTTCCATATTTACCTAATTGGACAAGCACCTGTAGCACATTCTTCACCCATAATTTCATCAAAACTATTGGCATTTTCTAGGCTTACTGGGCTTAATTGTTGAACATAAGTACGGAAGGTTTGCTCATCCACAACTTCTTGTGGTAAGTACAAGTATCCGAGATCTTTAGCAGTTTTAGTAGGATCAGTACGATAGATGAATGAAACACCCACATAACAATCCCAGTTATCTAAAAGCCAATCAATAATTGCAGGAACTTCGCTAGGGTCATAACTAATTGTTACTGAAGTATTTTGCTGAGTCCACGAAGTTTGGATTAACTTGTATTTTTCGAGCTGTTCGATTGCTGTGTCAAGGTTGACTTCTTTTCCACTAACTTTATGGAAAGGTACATCAATCCACTCAACAGGGAATGTAATAAGTACACCGCTATCATCAGTGGGGTGATTAACAACGTTATAATTAGCATCGCGCAATACTTCAACAATAGGATCAAATTTACTGAACTGGACATTATTGAAAATATACTTTCCTAGGGGTTTGTGAATTCCTTCTGTGGTATCCATAATTTTGGATAGTGTTCCACTAGGCTTAACACAAGTAATATTTTTAGGTGACGGCAAATCTAATTCTTGTGCCATACCAATAGCAGCACCAGTTGCAGTACGCTTCAAATACTCATAGTCGTAACCATTCATATCAGGGCGCTTAGCAATACCTGTTAAACCAACTCCGCAAAGTCGCATAAAATAGTTGTTTAAGTGCCAAGATTCTTGTAGAATCCCGTCTTGTAAGTTAACGCAAGTTTGTCTGTAGTTGGCTCTAGCGGCCAAGCGAATGGCATTGTGAAGTCCTGCAGTGTCTCCTTTGAACTTGGCAATATCTGTTTCTGTAAGGTTACAGAAGGACTTATTTCCAAGCAATATTTCAACACAGGGATTTGCACCTTTGAACCAAGGGGCACGTCGTAAAGCTTCAACTTCATTGATAAATCCTGGTTCTGATCCACCTGCTTCTAGCATTAGATCAAAAATCTTTTGCAAGTCAGCTTTTAGCGGTTTTTCTTTAAATACTAGTGAATTGTTAGATTGTTGGCGGTGTGAGTTATTGTACAACCACCAGTCTTTTTTAGCTACAGCAAATTCTTCCCATTCGGGTTGTCCATAGTCGAACAAAGCAATTTCTGCACTACGGCGACTGCTAAGAATAGTGCCAAGATGATTAACAATGTCGAGAATATCCATCCTAGTAAGTAAACTATCAGCACGGCCATTAAGGATGTTTGCAATAGCCACATATGCAGTTGATATAGCAGTGTCTCCACTTGAAATCCACCCATAACCTTTTAGCCTTTCCCCAGCAGGGCGTAACTGACTAAAGTCGAGTACGAGAGTATCAGCAGCATACTTACCAGCAATAAGCTTACCGATAGATTTTGCCCAGGCTTCGGCAGAATCCCCAACCTGTATAGTCCATGTCTTAGTTTCTTGATCAAATGTTTCAACATTGTGTTCTAATCCACCTTTAGCTGTGCGAGTACTACGTACTACACGGATATTTTTAATTGGCTTTGAAAAACCATTTAGTGTACCAACAATTGGTTTAAATCCTACTCCGCATCCTTGTAGTAAAAGCCATAAGCAGTCTACTACGTCATATACAGTTTCTACGTGTGTGAAGCTGCAATTAAATTGTGATGCTTCACGAGTTTTAGCTACGTCTGTGCCACCTAACCAAAGTGTACGACCACTCATAGCTACTTTACGATCCAGCATCAGCTGTTCAAGATCATAAAGTTCTGCGTATTCTACATCTGTTAAATCTCGTTTTGCAGCACGTTGCCACAACCATTCTTGGTGATCAATAACTCGGGCTACTGTTTCTTGCCACGTTTCAAATTGTTTTCCGTCGTCTGAAGTTGGTCTATTATATGTACGACGTGTTATTACTTGCGCTCTTGTGCTAAATGCCATGATTTCCTTATGTTCCTGTTGAACCGAAGCCTCCTGTGCCTCGGGTAGAGTCGTTCCAAATATCTTTAAAGCCTACTAGTTCAACCTTCTGAATAACCAACTGGGCAATTCTATCACCAGTTGTAATTTTATAAGGGTCATCACCGATATTTTTTAACAAAACTTTAATTGTGTCACGATAACCACTATCTATCACGCCT